GTAACGCGCCATATCATCACACGAGGGATGCTGACCCAATGCTTACGAGTTTAGACCGGATTGCCGGGGTAGAGGCACTAAGAGACGCACAGCGCATCTTTGAGGCAGCTGGCTTCGTCATCGTTCCGAGAGAGCCGACCAAGGATATGCTTGATGCCGGTCTTGAGGGGGCCTATCCAAAAGACATCTACCGCGCCATGATCGAAGCCGCGCCAAAGTTTGTTTGATACACCCTATTGAGCAGATAGCGAGTCTCAAGACACTACAACCCTAATAAAAAAGCCCCAGCTCTTTCAAGCCGGGGCCAAGTCGTCAGGGAGGTGCCCGCCGGGTGAGTAAAGCCCGGCGTGCAGGTGGAAGGGCAACGGTGCCCTAATTTCTATCCATGAGGGTTAACAACGTGGAAGCCGCGTAAGCTGACTACGTGTATCCTTGTTCGGCCGTGCCCGCTGTTGGGGTCGTAGGCCAACACCTCGCCGTCGCCCAGCACTTCCTCAATGGCGAACACGTGTCCCCGGCGCCATGCGGCCATGCCGCGAGCTGGTGCTGCCGGGGGGAAGCGCCGCCAGTTGGCAGCCAGGTTCAGCTCCGGGATTATACGTCCGAAGATATGTAGCGAGGTGCCACAGCCGCAGAAGGCGTGCGGACAACCGCGCGGCCTACCGCCGACGATAGATTCAACGGCACGCTCGATGTGCCTAACGGTTTCTCTCGCAATCCTGGTAGGTGCGCGGTAGGTAGCCCGATCGTTACAGCCATATTGATTGCAAGTTATTGTTGCCTGACTGTGGTGATGTTTTGCTTCTGCCGGGCTGGCCAGAAGAACTGCGATGATAGTAGCGGCGAGTGCCGCCGTGATCTTAAACTTCACGGTAGTCTCCTTCGTTGATTTCAGGGCAAGTTCTCTGTCCCGCCTCCTAAGGGGATTGTACTAATGAAGCTGGCAGCAATTCCAGATGCCGGCATAATAAAGCCCGATCGCGCTCACCAGAACGATGAGCGCGATCAAGAGCATTGCGCCTTGGTTGGAGAACATTTAGGCGTGAACTACCGGCCCAAACACCTGCCAGCCGAGCAGACCGAACAGCACGAACTCAATTACACCGCCGCCTGCGAAGCGCATGGCCATAGGACCGCCGACGCCGCCAAAGTTGATACCGAGCCACACAAGAACGCAGACGACCCAAATAACCCAAAATAACAGACCACGGGACATGGTAGCCTCCTTGCTGTTAGAACCTTCCTAGCAATGAAGAATAACCCCAGGCCGAGGCCTGGGGGTCGCGAACGCCAGACTACGGAGTGGGGGCGGGTGGCGCCGCGGGCGGGGGCGTTAACGCAGCCGCAGCAGCTGTCATTGCCTGGGTGGCCGCGGTTACCTTGGCGTCGGCAGCATCGATCGCCGGGTCCGGGCTCGCCGCCTGGGCCGTCGCAATAGCAGCGGTAATCTCCGCAACGCCGGCAGCAATGAGCGCCGCGACGTCGGCAGTGTACTTGTCGATCTGTGCCTGGGTAGCCATTTGGAATTTCTCCTGATTGTTTATGATACGGGCAAGCATGTGGTATAGTTCGACAACCGCAGGGCTTGCCCCGTCCAGCGGATTGGCTTTGTGATGATGCTCGTAGCCGAATAGTTGCATGGGGCTTATTTCATTGGAAGGTGATACATTAGCGCGACTATGACGGATACGATAAAGCTTCCAACCATACCGGCAGCGGCCCCCCACATGCTCGCCTTCAACTTGAGCGTTAGGACATCGGCCTCGAGCCTGGAGATAGCTTTCCTTTGATCGCGATCTCGCGACTCCAGCTTGGTATCTAGATTGATAATAGTCTGATTCAATCGTACCAGCTCAGCAAGCACGAGCCGCCGGTATTCCGGCCAGCTCTCCATCTGACCTTCCGAAATATCACTCATCGATTTGTTTCTCTCTGACTATTGCCAAAATGAAGGTGGATTTTAAAACCAAGATGGTGGTCAGGCTTATGTCAAGAGAAACTTCAGATTTGTCTTTGCGAACGCCACGTATATCTAACCCTGTTCCCATCTTGCGGGAGATCGGGTTCTCTGAAAACTTATTAACGTGTAGTGTGTGCGTAGCCTGGCAATCTTGCGGTACCAAAGTATTTAGTTGCTGACCGTCTAGTTCTCGTCTGGAATAGCCAAAGAGTCGCTCGGTTTCCTTGTTAATCAGTCTAATAGTCATGCTTGTGTCAATGAGCAAAATGCCATCCGGCATCTCGTCGAGAACGTGAATCGGTAATTCAGGGTCTGATAGACTTTCTGAGATTTCTCGGATGCGCTTAATGTTGAGTTCGCTATTTGTTTCTAACTGCTTCGCCTTCTCCAGAACCAGGAGCGCCGCTTCTCTCGCTTCCTCTAGCCGACTAGCTGCTTCAACCGCGACATCAACTATTGTCTGAGCAGCAATTTTGTCAGTTCCTAAACTCATTGTTTAAATATCTCCTGAACCTTGGTGTCATAGTTTATCCTCGCAGTAGTTCAAAACGACCATCCCAGTGCTCGACAACTGCCGTACAGTGATAGATCCAATCCCCCGCATTGATGTAGATTGCTCCACCCCGCACTACAGTTTCTATCTTAGGGAAGTGCACATGACCGCACACAACACCGTAAAAGCCACGCGCACGAGCATAATCAATCATACCCTGCTCAAACTTAAGTTCATGCCGCTTAAGAATATATCTGAGGTATTTTCGGAGCAATTCCCAAAGGTTCTTTTTGATTACTTTCTCTACCGCAGTTAAAATGTGGAGCAACGTCCAGGACTTAAATCTGTCAATCTGATCGCCATGAGTAACAAGCAAAACTTTACCATCAACCATTGTATGCGAAACACATCTGGCAATCTGTAGGTTATTATAGTCCCCTACATAATTAAGAAATATTCTGTCGTGGTTGCCTGGGATGTAGAATATTTCTGTACCAGTTTGTAGTTTATTCGATAATTCTTTAATCACATTGCAATGAGCCGCAGGCCAGCTGAGATGATTGTTGGCCTCAATAATATCCCCGACAAGGTAGATACGTTCTGCATTGTGAGTAGCCAGAAAGTTACTTAGCCTACCAGCTTCGCAATGGGGCGAACCAAGGTGAAAATCAGATATAAATATAGAACGAAACCTAGTTTGATGCACGAATATCATTGTGAGTCTCGCTCCACGGCTTACCGAGCAAATGGACCGAGAAGTAATTGGCGATATACCTCACGCCGGTGGCAATGAGACCTTCGGCCTGCATGCGCCGTGGCGAGGATTGTATCCACATCGCAGGAACAAATTTGATTTTTCCGATCTTGGCAAGGCGCACGGCTATATCGGTGTCGTCGCCGTAGAACGTGATCGACGTGTCGAAGCCGCCAATTTGTTTGAAGGCTGCACGCCGCATTACGAAATTTCCACCTTGGATCATTGGCAAGAATTTGTGAGCCACACGAGCAAAAACATAAAAGACTTCCGTAATAACCCGTTTATAAAAAGATAGACCTTCATAATAAAGTGGTCCGCTACACGCCACAACCCCGCGGTCATACATTGTATCTTGCACCGCTTGAATCCAACCCGAAGGTAAAACATTGTCAGCATCCACATGGGCAACGAGGTCATATCGCGCCGCAAGCTGGCCTGCGTTACGCGCCAGCGTCAGCCCCTTAAGCGGCTCCAAGATAACGCGAGCGCCTGCACGGGCAGCAACCTTCGCTGTGGCGTCTGTGCTGCCATTGTCCACAACGATAATCTCAAAGGGAACAGAAACTTCTCGTTTAATAGAACTGAGGCAGCCCTCTATCAGGGCCTCTTCGTTATAGGCAGGAATTACAAAGCTGATCATTGAAAACACCTAATAGAGTGACCCCTCACCCAACTAAGGATGAGGGGTCAGTCATCCTACTGTACGAAACGCCCGTGAACCGGCACGCCGTTAACGTTCGGCGCGGCGCCGCCGAGCCTGCCGCCCTTCGCCGTCACGGCGGAGCAGATAGCTTGAGCGATGGTCGACACCGTAGCCACGGCTGGGTTGCCCGCAGCGATGATATTAGCAACAGTTGCGGCCGTCGGCAAGAAGCCACAGGCGGCTACTGCGGCAGCCTGAACGTCGGCCGCCGTGATGGGTGCGCCAGTGAACGGGTTGGAAATAACGCCGCAGCCACCGACCAACAACGTGCCGACCAACGGCAGGACTCGTAGAAAGTTTTTCATCTGATAAACTCCGTTAAATGATTGATTTTGAGGTGTCGTAAGCCACCAGCGCCGCCATCACGGCGATGGCGACGGTGTTGCACTCCTGGTCGGTGACACGACTGCCCACGTCGAAGCCGTCGTAGGTGAACCCGCTGACGGCTTGTTTTACTGCCGCCTGGGCAGCCGCCACCCGTTCTAGGTCTACCGTAGTGCCTTGTATCGTAGTATCAGTCATGGAAAAATTCCTTTCAGGTTGTTACTGTAACTAAGTCACGCCGGAGCTGATCCAAGTTGAACCCCTCCGGCGACAAGTCGTTCTTCAGCGGGTCAAGCGATATGTAGGCTAGTCCTTCGTCGCAGTAGGCGTTCATAAACGGTGGTTCTACGGCCTGGAGACGATTCCACGTCACCACAAGTAAATTGCCATCACTGTTTCGTCCAATGCAGGGAACGTAGTGACCTCCGACTATTTTGGCGCCGGGGATAACGCTCCACGGCACGCCAGCATCAAATTGCTTTTCAGCGCTGTCCGGTAACTGAAGACCGACGCCTGTCGCCGAGAACAAGTAAGTGGCGAGAATAAATTGATCAACGTCTCCAGGCCGCAGCGCCACGTAGGCGTCAATCTTATGTCGTGCACCGCTGGCGTCGGAGATCCCCACATTGCGTCTGTATGACGCCGTTGCCTGCATATCACCACCCTGATCGGTGGCTGGGTTAGTAGGGTCAAATCCGGTGGCTGCAGAGTAATCAGCCAGCACCACTGCGTCATTGAAGGCGACCGGCTCCCCGGTTCCCGAGCGATGCGTCCATACCATGTGCTCGTGAGCGGCGCCAGCAAAGAGACAATCGGAGTGCCGGTCGTTAGCCAGCATCCCCCAATTTAACCCGATGCCGATGCCGTAATGGCCGAACTTTGCCGGGGGCGTCGGCAGCGCCTCGGCATTGAAGAACGCCCCGAACTTAAGGCTGACCGCGTCCGGTCGCGCTGGTAATTTGCCGAGCTTGTAGTTCATATTTTTCCACCTAGTTCAGGTCCAAGTGCAAAATAACATCGTTGCAGTCCGTAGATCGCTTCAGTAAAGGTTTCTGTGACGGTTACTAAGCCGCGAAGCTCCGTTGGGTCTGCTACGAGATCTTTAATGACCGCCTCGATGCCGCCCATACCATCTTGCGCAGCCTTCACGATGTCCTGGTCGTAAGCATCTGAAATGCCCTGAATAACTGCCCAGGGTATGCCACGCTTCTCGGCAAAAGCTGCGACGGCGTATGCTCCCATATCGACAGTGGAAACAGGATATTTAGCGGCAAGGGAAGCCTTCGTTACAGCAGTTGCAGCAACTTCGATGGAACTGGAGAACCCCCGTCTGATTTTGATCTCTGGAAATATGTCAACAATACGTTGCAACCAATCAGCATCAGCCTTGTGCTGTGCACCGTCTGGCGTAAATACAGTTTGTACAGCAACCACGTCACCAACCTTGATGTCTGAGGTAAGCGCGCCCGCTGTTCCCCAACTGATGATTGCCTCGCAATCGGATGGAATTAGCCCATCCATGTCGTTGATGGCTGCAAGACCAGTCAATACCTGCACCACCCACTGGTCAGTAATAGTATTGGCCTCTTCGCGCAGACCAGTGAGAGCAGCTATCATGTTCTCGGCACTGTTACCGGTGCAGCAGCGATCGCCGCTGTGATGGCTGGCGTGGTCATCATCACCTTCGACATCGCGGGGTCCCTCGAAGCGGCAAGCACACCGTTTGACGCCGTCGGTGCGACAACAACGCCGAGGATTTGATCTTTCGGCATTGCATTCACCGCAGCTACCTTGGCTGCGTTGGTGTGAGCAAGCATACCCCAGACGAACGACGCGGCAGGAGGAATGACGGCAAAGCCTGTGAGCAGCCAAGTCGAGAGGTCATTAACTTGATCCGCAGACATGCCGCGAGCCACCAGTAGCGCGCCGAGGGGGCCGCCGACAGACAGAAGCCAGCGGATGAACATCATTATTTGGTCGTTGTTCGGGATCATATGGTAGCTCCTTAATGAACTCTTGCAAATTGATAGTGCATTGCGTCGACGCTTGTCGAACTCCAATCTCCGCCCCAGGCCGCTCCTGCTTCTTTGAACTTGACTGTTATTAGCGAACTGTCTTGGAACAAGTGATTCATCGAGTGCTGCTCGTTGTCAGCACAGTCGAAATCTAGTGCGGCACCATACCCATGCATACTGCGCATCGTGCCGCCGCGAATTGGCCGTTGATTGTACGATCCAGAGAACAGGTTGTACCGTAGCGTTTCGATGGCCGACTGCGACTTGCCAGTAGCGTCCCAAATTGCTCCTAGTACCTGCGTCAGACTGACAGCGCACTTCTTGTGAATGCGAATTTGCGTGACGACTATGGCATCCATGTTAAGCACCCATGGGCAGGCGACGTCGACCAAATTTGCAGACTCCCAGGCGGCCCACTCGCCGGGCGTACTGCCGGGGTTGCCGTAGAAGGCGTCACAGTCAGCCTGCAGCGGCCACGTCTGGGGCACGATAATCGACAATGGAGCCGAGGCAACGGCCGGGGGCGGTGGAACGATTTCCGCATCAAACAGCTCGACAATCTTGGCCTTGAGAGTTGCGAGGGTCATGTCTGTCTACGTCCCCATCATTGCCGGTAAGCGTGCTCTGACTTTTAGAACCCTGTTGGTCCACCCCCTGCCGTATTTGCTCCACCCGTCGGCCTCAAGCATGCGCTTCCAAGTTAACCACGCTGCGTCGAGCTGCAGGACTAGAACCGCCGACGTCGCGGCGTTGACGGCGGCCAGCGTGGGGGCATCCATCGCCCCAGTCGTCGGCCACATAGCAAGGCACATCTGCAAGGCCTCGATAGACCCAGTAATGCCGAGAGTTACCGCACAGTCAAGCATGCGATAGTCGACTCCGGACGGCAGATCGTTGAAGTGGATCGGGACGGCGAAGCGAGTGGAGAAGATTGCGTTGGCGTCATCCTGCGTCAACGCGCCGACGTCGTCGACCGTGCATACCTTGCCGCGCACCTCCGACAAGTCCGTCAGCGTCACTCCCCACTTGCTGGCACCACCAGGCTCGTCGGGGCTGACGTTGAGCTCAGGCCCCTCGTCGCCAGTGATGTAGGTCAGGGACTGCGCTAGATTACTTTGCATCAATGATAAGTCCAATTAGCCCCGTTACACCACACTAGTTGATTCGACGAGCCTGTCGTGCTGACGGTCGCGTTGTAGCTAGGCGAGGCAACGCCGTTGGTGACATAGGCAAGCTCGCCTGCCAGCGTGGCCACGCAGGTTGGCAGCGAGGCTATGAGTGAGGGGGCAATGCCCAACAAGCCCTGCATGTTGTCACCACCCTTGTTGAGCGCGGTGTAACCAGGGTAATCCCATTTTCCGGCAAAGTATTGCTTCCACTGCGCCGCGCTCGGTACGAAGCCTTGGTAGAAATTTGGTGCCGACTGCGCCAGTGCGGCAGCAGGGTAGAGTAGTAAGAGGGCGAGTAGCAGCTTTTTCATGGCTTCCTCAGTATGCAATTATATACATAAGATTTATATTCACAGGGCGCGTCTCCGGGCCGCTGAGTGTGATGGTGCCGGTTAAGGAAGTGATGTAAACGCCGCCTGGACCGAAGAAATTGATGCCGTTCTGGCTATTCGTCGAAGGAAGGGTCACCACCTGTGGTGAACCGCCCAATGGGTACTGCGGCGGGTTGATCGTGACGCTGTTGTTCGGAAGAGTATCCCCCGTGAAGCCATAATTCGTTTGGCCGTAGACATCAAACTCGGCTACATCCTGGCCAAGAAGAAAATTTGCCGTGCCCCCAGGCCAAGTATGAGAGCCTGCAAGGTTTGAAAATGCCGGCCAATTCACCTGCGGATTTGCAATGCTGACCGATGATGAATACGGACCGTTTGCTTGGGCTTCCCAGGTACCTACATGATCGCCAGTGGTGCCGTCGCCGCGGTTGGTGCGAGTTGAAGCGCTGGGGTCAAGTCCGCGTCCGTGGTCCCAACCGCGCGCGAAGGCGCCACGCAGGTCCGGTACCTTGAAGGTATTGATGCCGTCGCCGCCGTAGGTCGCCTTGATAACGTTGAACAGGTTTGGATAGGCAGAGATGTTTTTGGTCGAACCATCACACTCCAGGAAACCCGGCAACGGGATTTCCACCGGGCACAAGATGATGCCGCCGGTCGGCACGCCGCCAGCCGCTCCTCCACCGCCGCCCGATGCCGGCTTACCGGGGGTAGTAACCTGAAACACAGTCGGGCTGGTTAAGTAGCCTTCGCACATCTGGCCAGCGCGAGAGAACTGACCAATAACGATAGAAGAGCCGTCGGTATTGATCATCGTTACGGCGCCGAGACCATTAATATTGATGGTCGGCGTCGTGATGGTGTTGGCGTTGGCGATCAAGAAGCGAATCGGCGAGCCAACAATCGAGGTCAGCGATGCCGGCACCGGCGATAGCGTGACAGCGACGTGATTCACTGCACCGGAATCGACCGCTGCATAATTTCCGGCCTGTTGCTGAATCAAAATATCAGGGAAGATGGACCAACCAGCGCCGCCAGTATCGGGGTCGGTAGCGTTGTTGTCGGCTGTGGAAATCCAGTAGTGACCTGGCGGGGTTGATTGCAGGAAGGCCCCGCTGGGATAGCCGCCGATCGCTGTTGAGAAGGCGACGTCGTAAGCCACTGGAGCCCCGCCGGCCGCCACCCACACCAGCCAGGACGTTATCTCGTTCAATAGGCCGTTGAAGTCGGCACCCCACGGCGGATCACCGCCGGCCGCAAGCTGCGTGAAGGTAAGCGGCGGGAAGCCATCGGTGAACGAGGCGCGACCGGCACCAATGCCAATCTGCGACGGCACCGGGATCGGCTTCGTGATGTAGGCGCCGGTCGCGCTGTTGGCGAACGGAATGGAAAACTTTGTCGGAATATTACTGGAGATCATGGCTAGTTGTTTCTCACAGCTGGACTATGTTGTAGGATACGCCGGTCGGTTTAGGGAACACGCCGGAGTTAGTTAGGATAGCTGCCTGTACCGGCGACAATTTGAACTCGAAGACGTAGCTCATAGTCATGTCGAGGTTGTCGACCACGTAGCCCTTCCCGCTAGAGCCGAACAGCGTGATCAGCAGACGGTTGATGGACTTGATTGAACCATCGCAGATGTTGCTAAATGCCTTGGCCAGGATCAGGACTCGAAAGCCGGGGTCAGACAGCAAGTAGTTCTCTGTCGTCTGCTGGCCGGAGTAGAACGGCCCGAGGCCGCCGGTGCCAAACGGCTGGTAGTCGATTCCCTCGTCGAAACCGAAATAAGGCGGCCCGACACCAATCTTGAGTACGCGGTTGACTGCCACGATACGGCCCCAGACGTCGAGGCCATAACCCTGCGCAGTGTCGACGTTCCAGATCAAGTCGAAGAACTGCTCAAGGTTGGCGGTCTGGTCGACGCAGTCGTCGAAGTTCTCAATCAACTGCATCAGAATTGGACTATTGGCATACTGACTGATGACTGTGCGCCACCAATCAAACGGCTTGATGGCGCCGATCGAACTCGCGCCGATGGCGAACGTACCGATAGCATTCGCCCCCGGCAGGTTACTCGGTGGGTAGGCGGGGCCGGTCATTAAGGCTTCTTCGCTTCTGTCTTGCCCTGCGCCTTCTTCAACGCCTCGTTCTCGGCTATAAGTGCCGCGATCCGCGCGTTGGCCTTGTCGAGTTCGATAGCCAGCGCAGCTTTGATATTGGCATCATTCGCTATGAGTTGCCGAACCATTGTCTGCGGCGCTAGCTGTTGGGCATTTGCTGCTGTAGCCACTGCGAGGCCGAGTGCGATAGTAAATGCTCGGATCATTTTGGTTTTCCTGCGTTCGCTGCTTACTTCGGAAGCGGCTGCTGGAGCTTCACCACAAAACCAGAGATAAAATCATCTTCTGTCTTCTGCTTGGCTGCTGCGGCCACGCCACTTGCCTGCCATTGCGTTCGCACCGCGTCACAAGTTTGCCAACGCGGCACGCCATTAGAATCCGGCGCCGTATCATATTGTGCGCGCCAGCCATTCTTCGGTTGTATCCCAATTACAGTATGAAGATACTGGTGGCAAATCTGCATCGCTTTGCCGATGTCGGTGTTTTGATCGTAGGTCTCGCTCTCACTTGCGATCCACACCTGCTGCGCCACCGCAGCGAATGGCAACACGGCAATGAGGAGGCCGACAACAATACGTTTCATCGTATTTACTTCCTCTGTTTTAGTTCGACAATTTCTGTTTGCATTTCCTGCATGGCCTTAGTGAGCTTCCAGATTTCCGGTACAGCAACCTCGTAATAGCCGCTGTCATCCTTTCGCACCATTTCAGGATGAACTTTGAGCATCTGTTGCGCAATCGTGCTAGTTCCCGCTATACCGTTTTTCTTCCAGACATAATCCCGAATTGGAAAACTCATCAGATACGGCAATTCACTTTTGGCTTTGTGAATGTCCTTTTTCAATCTTTCATCCGATGAACAGGCAAAGCCTGGGGCTCCACTTGTGTTTGCGTAAATGTTACAAGTCCCATAAGCATCCGCGATTTGGATCATTCCATTCCCGGAATGTACTGTTGACGAAGTTCCGATGGAGAATTTACCATCAACATTAAGCGTCGCCACAGTGCCGTACCGATTGAAGAAATTTAGCAGATGCGCCGACGTGTTCGTGGAAACGTCGTTTATAAAGAAAACATCCCCTTGCGTTTCTTGATTGATAGCTAAACCCGGCTGGTCAGTGCCGTTCCACGTTCCATTAGTATAAGCGCCAATGTTAAGTTGAATGGCCTGGCCAGGATAGGTGACGTCCTGATCAAAGGAACCGGCGTTGGTAAATAATTCGCTGATTGGGCAATAAACGGGATTACCAAAAGCACCGCTGTCGACGTTGTAACAGGCGCCGTCCATCGTGAACATGTTCTTAATTTCGATAGGTCCTATTCCTGTGATAAGCGTGCCGCTACCTGGTGTGCAGCCAGTATAGGTCGAGCAAACACTAATGCCCGACGTTGCCCAGTTCTCACCCTGAAAATAAAAGCCGGTAGGAATAACATTGACTGTAAAGTGTGCGGTCCACGCCGCATCACCGAGATAAAGAAAACACCCGGCTGGCATGAAAAAATGAGTAAAGCCAGCTTGATTAGCCTTGTAAACCGCAGCGGCAACATTTGTTGAGGATGGTGATGCCGGATTGCAGGAAAGCGTCGCAAACTGCCGAAGATCGACGCCAGTCAAATTGCTTAAATTAGGGTTTGTCGTTACCGGTTGCGCAATAGTGAGCGTAGTCGCAAAAGAAAAAGTGATGATTACTATTAGGGCTGCAATAATTTTCTTCATCTTCCTCTACCCAATCTTCCAATAGGTGCCGTCACAAACCACAGGTACGGCGTTCACGCCGCCGCCAACTGCGGTTGCCAAAAAGGTGGTTGAGTTCGCATCCGTGACAAACGCCCGCACCCCCGCCAGACCCGAAGCCGCGGGCAACGTGGCAACAGTAAAGACGTTGTTGCCAACAAGCCCGCATTGCGCTTCTACGACCTGAACATTCCATGGGATAGCCGAGGAAAACGTAATCACCGCCCCCGCAAGTGACCAGGTATCGTGCGACTGAACTATGCCATCGAACGCTATGAGAAGGGACGCTGCTGAATCTGGGGTCGTTGAAAGTGTGAGGCTAGTAGTAGTGCCGGGTGTGAAATCACCTGGGGAGACAAAGTCTTGAGCGTAAGCAATTCCGCTACCTCCGCCACCGCCTCCGGAAAACTGCGCGCTGCTGCAATTGACTGTGGTGTTTATCGAAGCGTTGATTGGCAAAGACCCGAAGCTGGAACGCTGCACCGTCCGCGTGAAAGTCTTAGTCGCGACTGTGTAGACGCCGATGCCTCGTTCCCACGCCGCGCCATCGGCCAAGAAATATCGGATAATCTGTCCATCGACGACGCCAGCACTCTCCAGTGTTGGAAACGGTGGAATGGCAACGCCGACCGTCACAGGTCCAGTGCCGGGGGCCGAAGCTACCGTCATTTGCGCTAATTGAGATAAGAGGGCGTACATGGCTAGGACGTGTTAACCACGATATCGAGAGCCGACACTGTCGGTACCTGATTGATCTGTACCGCAACCGAGTTCTGGTTGGCGGTCGCTGTAGCCATCGCCATCGACGGCACGATTTGCGTAATGCTCACCGTATAGGTGCCGGTGCCGCCGGTCGACCCGGATACCTGCCCGACAATCTGGGTACCGATAGCCACGCTGCTGCCGCCAGCGCTGCCGGATAAGAATTGATTATTGGCGATGGTCGCTGCGGTGCAACTGGTCACCGTCAGCGTAAGACCGCTAATGCTGCCGACGATGGAAGCAGCCGGCGTGTTGGCTGAACCGATGTCAATGGCAACGATCTGCGCCCACGGGCCTAATGCCGCCACCGAAGCGTAGAACCTGGAGGCGTAGATGATCGAACCGATGCGAGCGCGCTGGCCGCCGTCCTCGCCAGCGAAGGCTGCGATGATGGCACTTTGTATTTGAGTCGCCGCATTTGACGGCACCAGCACGCCGTTGACGATGTTTACAGAGAATAAGACGTCGAGCGGGTCTGGCGTCTCAAACGATACTGGGTAGGCTGGGTATGGTGGGTCGTAGCCGGATTGGTTGTCGTATACCGTGACCGTGGTGTTGCCGTTGTAACCACAGCCGGGGGCCTTCTTCTGCCACAGCGCCTGCGCTATATCGGCCGCCAACCCACCGGCCGCCGACACGTAGATCGAACGAGCTGCGATGGTGACGCCGGTAACGATGATAGGGGAGCCTGTGGCGTTCTCCGTCACGTAGGCGTCAACTACGTTTGGCACCGACAGTACCGCACCCAACACCGACGGCAGGAAACCTAGTGAGTTGTGCGCCACCGACTGGAAGCGGCGGTTCTCGAAGTCGGCGCGGTTCTCCACGTCGTTGCCGATGACGCCATCCGAGGCGTTGGTGATGGAATCCCAACCCAGCACGGTTTGGTAGATGGTCGTCAGACTGTTTGCGGGACAAGAGATACTGCCCTGCACGTTGCAGGCAAACGATATATCGACCGTACCATTGACGCCAATAATGCCGTCGGCGGTACTAGTGTAGGTATTGCCGTCAGCGGCTTGCGCCAGCGAACCTACTGGGATCAGCGTTCCCGTCAACCCTGAGCAAGTTGCCAGCACCACAGTGGACGACGAAGGTATTCGCTCAATGAAGTAGATGCGAGCGATGCCGTCCTGGTAGCGGCCGGTGGCGTAGGCCGGATCAACAGAGTTGGCCATTAGCGCGAAAGTGTCCATAGCGTTGCCAGTAACGGCAGCCATCGACGAGGCCAACTGACCCTGCGGCGTATTGAGTGCTGTATTCAGATTGCCACCGAAAGCAGCGTTGATGTCGGCCTGAAAGCCGGCGAGTATCTGCGACTCTAGAGGGGCAATGAACCCTCGTGGGCCGAAGGTCGGTGGCGGCACGTTCGTCATGCTAGAAGCCTGCCGCTGAGATTTGGCCAGCCGAGTTTGTTATTTGCACCTGACCTGTGACCTTTCGATTAACGAACGAATTTATATAGCAGACCGCCGTGGTAGTGCCTGGAACAAGGAGCGCCATTGTCATGAAGTAGGACTTCATCAGCGCCAGCGACGGCGTGAATCCCAGTACGCTACTCCAGTATGGGATGCCAAGATTGATGTTGTAGTAGCACTCGCCCTGGAAGGTCTTGATGGCGCTGGCCGCGTCCTGCGCCTGCGAGTACGGTTCGCTGGCCATGGCGATGTTCCTGTCGGAATCTATCGTCAGATCCCAACCGGCGGTATCGAGGAGAAAGGTTTGCATTACTTCATAAACACTTTTGTTGCCGCCGCTTCCTGCGTTAGCGCATCGCCATCAGTATCAACGGTACCAACCATACCAGCTTTCAGGCTCGCATCCGGACCGCCGAGGTAAGAAGTCCCGTTGACAATAAACTGAGTGGCCGTGAGCGTCGCTTTATTCTTTTCGAGAAGAAACGAAGTGGTGCCCTCGTCTGGACTCATGTTTATGCTGCCGTCATCCTTAAATTGAATATAACTCTTCGGCTTACCGCCGAGGAAGCAGCCGAAGAACATACCGTCAGCCATGTCGTGCTGTCGAAACGATCCCGGCGGGGCCTGGGCGTCGCTTACTTTCTTCGTGCCGTCCCATCCAGAGTTGTTCTTGACGGCAGTACTTATATCCCTGTCCGCAAACACGGCCACACCGATATCGCCGACCTTCGGATCAAGGATAACCGCCTTGTCAGCACCGCCCTGCATACGGAAGTATGGCAGGTTGTGCATCTCACTGTGCGGATGCACGTTGCCTAGCGCGTCCTGCATCTTCACCAGTGGCGAGACGCTAACGGTGCCGACCGGGGCAACCTGTCCGGTCGTCGACACCTTGGTCACTTGAACGAGCGTTGCCTTTGCCGTGCGATTCAGCCCGCGGTCTTGCAGAAACTGATGCGTATTGAAGTCGGCAGCCGGCGACTCCATGAACTCGGTACTGGGATGTTCGTCGGCCATGTCAGTTACCTATCGGCGTGCCATACAATAGGGCAAACCAACGACCGTTCGGCATCTGGGAGTCGAGTTCGAGGTCTATCTTCGTCACCTTCCACAATCCGTTGGCCTGCGTAATATCGCTCTGAACCGTGAACTGGGAGGCGTAAGCTATGGCCTTGTTGAACAGCGTTCGCACCACTATGCCGCCAGGCACCGCCATGGGGTAGCCCACCATGCCAGTCTGCGGCGATATCACAGTCTGGCCGGCTGACGTTCGGCTGCCCTGCTGTGGCCAGATGGCACACACACCATTCTCCAGTATCCAACCGATGCGCGTTGCCCTAGCAAGCTGCTGCATCTGGGTGTAAGGCGGCCCCCACATGTACGGGTTGGAGATCATTGCCGTAACGCCGTTGTTCTCCGGCTTGGCTTCTAGCTTCTGCGCTATGGCGGCATGAACGTCAGAGACCTTAGTAGGCCCGGAGAAACTGGTCGGGTCCTTCGGGTTGACCTTCTCCCAGCCGCCTACATTAGCGTCAACGCGGAACGACACTTCCGGCATGCTCTGCATGTCAGGCCAAGCCTGCATGATAGTGCCGTTAAACACAACGGACATACCGTTCTGGGCGTCGCCAGCTTGGATCTGCACCAAGTTCTTGCCGCGCGTCAGTGGCCGCCATGGCACCGTCGTCAGGGCGTTCATGTGCGAAAGCGTCATGCCGAATATATTGGCAGTGGCCGTGATCCAGTGTGCTCCTGCCACGGTAATATTGGTTATGACTCTTAGACCGGACAACGTAACGCCACCACCACCGGCACCACCACCCATGGCGAACGTCACGGTGATGACGCGTTCGACGAAGGCCATGCTTGATAGCTACTGCTGCACGTAGGTCATATTACCGGCAACATAGACGGACGAACCGAGCGCCATACAGACTTCGCCTCCGACGCCAGTGACAGCTACGGTTCCCAACCCGTTGCCGTAGGTCAAATTGCTATTTGCAAGAGTCATCGAGTGGCCAACTGTCGTTCCGCCAATTAGTCCAGCAGTGCCGGTGCCGCAATTGGTGCCAGTACCAGTGTTGAAAGTGATAGTTGTTCCATTAGATACAATCAAAACCGAACAGATATAAATTTGAGTAGAACCAGATGCGGCGATAAGTTGCGTGAGGGCCGTTGTGTTGCTATCGATAGATAGGTTTGTCTTGGCCGCTGACATGCAGGGGTCAGATGAAGCAACGACACTGAGTTGGTGCGAGCTATTAACCGTCGCGCAATTCGCTGCCGACGAATAGTCGCATATCACGTTCATAGCGACGTAGTTTCCAGACCCGTCCGTCACTACGGCATACGTGCGCGCTACACCGTTCCCGTCCTTGACCGTGATGGTGCCGCTCGCGGCAATGGCAGCACTGACAGCCGCCAATGTTAACAATATGGCTATAGTGCCTTTCCAGTACCTAATCATGAAGTCAAATCCTCTACGTGTCATGGGAACATCCCAATATATTGGCTGTTTGCCGGATCAGAGAAGTCTAACGATGGGGTGGCGATTGGGGGAACAGGCACGATAGAGGAAGGAATAAATGGCGGAAGAGCTGATGCGCTGGCCACGTAGGCCTTCTGCGCAATGGCGACCTCTGCCGGGGTAAGATAGACCAGCACAAAGCGAGAGCCGAGGCCGACGTAATTTGGATCGTCATTACCCTGAGTGTCGATGAAGCCAATGTCGCCCAAGAACCCAAGGTAAGTGTCCCTGACGATGAAATTGCGGTCTTCAGCAAGCACGCCACCGATGATGAGACCGGTGTCGACGTACAGGTCTACGAACACGCCATAGAACTTCTGATAGATGTTGATATGACAGGTCTGCTGGTTCAAAACCGTCGTCAAGGTCTGTGCGTAGTTTGCCGTGATGGGAATAGTCAACATTCACCACACACCGGACCAGAGCATAAGGGACGGATCACTGAGAGACGGATCGCTTGGTACAGCAGGGGTGACCCCGTTGTTGTTCAAATTGGCACCAGATGGGTCCAGCGGGGCTACGACGTCAGTTGCCGCCGGTGGCGTGACCCCATCGGTAGCTACTCCGCTGCTCGAACTGTTCGCGCTACTCGTCCCAGCCGTGGTGGACGAATCCTCGCTGACAGTGACGCGGACCTCCTCCAACCACATCTCCACCGTAATGATACCGAGACCATTGGTGGCCGTTCTACGATATTCGTAGTGTTTGACGTTCACCGACTGGTAAACAACTTCCGGCGTAACCACGTCGTAAAGCTGAAGCGTCCCCGCTATAGCCGCTACCGATGCCAATAATTCAGCGCGGTTTGCCTCAGTGCCTCCGGCGGCAAACTTAACGCGAGCCTCGAACGGCGTGTAAACCTTGTTGTAGCTCTCAAAGCCGCCCCGCTCGACCGGATAATCAGATATGTTCCAGGTCTGACGGTAGTCGATCTCCAAGAAGGAGTCGAACACCACCACAGGACTGCCACCTTGATAGACGCCCCACTGCGGTCCCACACCAAAACTAAGAGCGTCAACTACATCGCCAGTCATCAGCGTCGGAAACGATATTGATACGCCGCCGAACAGCACGGGAACGCCGGGAATACTTTGCGTTGCTGCTGCTCCGCCCTCAGCAAGGCTGCCGGTGACGTTGATTTCCGGTAGCTGAATCTGATCAACCATAGCCGGTATCCGCCGCGACGGCCGAGAAGCGGTTTGCGATGAACGGCTGAATGTTGTCCGCCACGTCTTTCATATCACGCACGCCGTGGAAGTTCATGTTGCCGATGCTCAACGACGATTGCTTGTTGTTGGTGGTGGACGACGATGACGGCGACAAGAAACTTGGCATGTGCCGGCCTAGCCAATGGCCCCAGCCCTCCTCAGCGGGGACAGCAGGAACGACGGCGTTGCTGCCGCTGGCTGGAGCAGCCTGAGCAGGAACGGGAGCAGCAGCGCTGGGTAACGCTAATCCAGTGGTAGGATCTAGACCACGCTGCGCTGCCCATGGGCCGTAACTTCTTTGTAATCCTTTTTCAGCCGAGCCAGGAATGAAGAAAGACTCACCGTTAACCGTGCGTCGATGTATAAATTTGCCGCTTGCTTTCTCGCGCTCGGCCAATCCACCGGATGAGTTATCTGTTGCACCAAGGCCCTCGTTTGAGCCGCTAAGCACACTTTTGAGGTTTTGTTCCATCATTGCTGCATGCTTAGAATCATAGCCTCGATAACCCTGAAAATAGCCAAGCTGTGCAGCTAACGAAGTGTGCCGCTGCGAAGCGCGGTTCATTGCCGTTTCCATGATAATCTTATTTGCAAGCGGGTCATTGTTTTCGCCAGTAGCATGCTTAAAGAGTTCGTCCTTCAAACCAGGATTGAGCCTCAATTCCTCTGCAAATCTCGCACGATCCGCTTGCAAGGTAGTTAAGCCAGTACCTCCAGCTCCCGGAGCAGGAGCTGTGCCTCCAGCCGGAGCTACCGCGTTGCTGCCGCCTTTTGGCGCCGCGGCAAGGTTCGGGTCTGGAGGACTGCTAGCCGCAAGGCCCGCGCCACCCAATAATCCGACGCCCGCGCCGATACGCGCACCGATGCCGGCACCTATGGCCATGCCGCCTGGGACGGGGCTGAAGAATCCAATGATACCGCCGATGGCCGCGCCTAAAGACGTCCCGATCAGCAGGCCGCCGATCTCTTCGAGAAGGTGTTTGAACGCCTCCATGTGGTCGTTAACGCCGCCCATGGTTTTCACGAGCCAACCCAGCGGCCCGTCGAGGTCCTTAGCGATAGAGTTACCGAGCTTAGTGAGGATCGGGACGAACTCGTTCCAGGCACTCAGCAGCCTCGTGGAAGATTCGATCTGGGCGTTCGTTGTTGCATGGAGCTTCTCGGCGTCCTCAAAGAATTCCTTGAGCTTCTTGTCCGACCGATCGATCATATAGATCAGGTCGCCGTTCAATCCAATAGCGGCCAGGTTGGCGTTAACCTCATCGAGCGGCCGGCCACCGGCAATCTGTTTCTGCGCCGCTGACGCGATACCACGCAACATAGTAGTGGGGTCGTTTGACCACACCACATTCGGGTTAACACCGAGCCTTGCCAACGGGTCGAAGAGTGCAGAGTCCTGCCCCTGCTTGGCAGCGCCCGCCCGCATGTTCAGCGTGTTGAGGGCTGACGTCATCGACTGCGGATTGATATTAGCCCGCCGCGCGGCCTCCGTATATTGAGCGATCTTATCCGGCATCAGGCCGAGCGTCGTCGCCAACTGGCCGACCGCAACATTGGTGGCGTTAGTTTGCTGGATGAAGCTACTGATGCCGGTAACAGTCAAGTAGCCGGCAGTCATCTCACCGATGGCTCTGGTGACCTTGGTGAAGCCGTCCTCTACGGTCTTGACTGACTTGACCGCATCTTTACTGTGCTTATCAATGCCCTCGACAAGCTTCTTATACTCAGCAACCGTGACGTGGCCGCCCTCGACAAACTTCGTAGGGTCGAGGCCAAGTTGCACTACCAATTCGTCGATGATAGTTGCCATTATTGCTGCTGCTTTTCGTAAAACTTCCGGTACGCGCGTTTGTTGTGATTATTGGTGGCGATGATCTCGAGGAACACGTAAACGTCCTCGACCGAATAAACGGTGTCAAGCTCGTGGAGGGTGGCTAGTTCGCTGGAGATCACGACGGCCAGAACGTTGGGCACGTTCTCGTATTGGGCTAAGTCGGCTGGTCGATCGCCGGAGTCGGGGTCAAGCTTTGGCGCACTCCGGCGAAAGAAAAACCCGTGTGGAGTTCAAACACCTCCGAGCGAAGGTGAAGACGGGTTGATACTTCCTCGATGTCCTCTTCCATTAAAGGCATCGCTGTCTCAGGGTGAGCCTTGTCGCGCACGATACGCACGCACGAAAACATCTCATCCATCAACTCGGTTGCTTCGTAGAACGGTATGGTGCCGAGCGCCTTGAGGCCGACAACGGCAATACCAGCCATGCCTGCGCCGCTCACGTTCTCCGGCATATCGACGCCGGCACGCGCCAGCGCCTGAAACGCCCGAAACGCCCAGCGCTCAGCTTGCGATGCCGGCATCTCAGTGATCAAGAATAGCTTGCCATTGTCACGGCCTTCGGCGTCGATAGTGGCGTGTTTTGTTTTTCTCATTTAACCTCCTCCATTTTAATTATCAGATCGGCGCCGAGCTGACAGACTGCCACAGCATGCCATAACGTCGGGGCCGAAGCGTCTTGGCGGCATCCGGAAACGGCGGAAACGACGTTAAGAAACCAGTAGTGAGGACCCATTTCTTACTGATGCTTGGCAACAAAAGAATCCCGCTGGCCTCATAGACCTCGCTGTTAGTTTGCTGAAGTTGGAACCACTGATCAAACAAGTCGTTCGATGTCGAGTCGGCCTGTAGCGCTATGTTCCAAGTTACTGGAACGTGAACGTAACCGCCGGACAGCTTACCATCGAGACCCATAAGGGTTTCAGCGGAGGCCAGCGGCCCAGTAGTATAGATATCATCGGCAGAAAAGCCCTGCAGTTGAAACGGTGCCGTGAAGATGGTGCTTACGGATAGGGTCAGTACGGCATTGGCGGAAGTGATTGTGGGCATAGTTTAGGCGCTCCTTTACATAAGCTCGATTGAAGCGAGGGATATTTTTTGTACCGACTGACCATCAAGATACCAGAACGTGCAGGGCGGTGAGCCACGGGCTTGGCGCACCTGCGGCGAAGCATCCAACACCTGCAAGTACCAGCCACGCTGATTGAGCGTGTTGCTGATGGTAACGCCTGCTGCATTGTTAACCTCGGCGGCCTGCGCCATGGATAGCGTAACGCCAGCGCGAAATGCACCAAAGTTGAAACCCTGATTGATGGGGTCGAGACAAGCGGCCTCGATTAGCGAATAGCCCGCCGCGTTGTAGGGAATCGACTTGGCGTTGACCAACAATTCCATCAAAGCCAACTGGAACTGATTGTTGAGCCAAATCTGATCAATGTAACTATCAAACCATTGGAACGGCCCTGACACCGAACCAGGATAGAAGAAGATGAACCCCTGATTGGCGGTAGCGTAGGCACCATAAAAATTGTAGCCGTTGGCAATTAAGTTATCACCAGTAGTCTGATCAGTGACCGGGGCGGATAGCCCAGATTGCGAACGGAAAGCGAATGTAACGCGACCATTATGTTCGCTAAAATCTATTGATGCGGCCGAACCACAGATAAACGCCGCCAGCGTGGCATCAGTGGCAGAGATAAGACATGTACCAGAGTATTCATTGAGCGTCAGCAGATAGCCGAGCGAGGAAGTTGCCGGCACCACGGTCTTTGGCGTAGCGTCGGAATCCCAGCAGACATAACCGTAGCGATCGTTCTGGAGACTGTTCCATGCCGCGAACGCCAGCTTGTTAGTGTTGCCGGAGACGTCCGGATCGAACGCCGTCATGAAGGTGGCAAAATCCTGAGTCGCTTGCGTGAGGGCCGTCATAAACGGACCAGGGGTTGCCGCCACGGCGCCCTGGGATGTTACCGCTCCCGATGCTGCCGTTAGCATTATTGCCGTAGCAATGTTATTGGTTGAAGCAAAGCTTATCGTCGCCCCTGAGCCAGTGGCCGTGGTGGTAATGACAAAGGCGCCAGCGATGCTGTCGTAGGTGGTGGTGAACGGTAGCGCGCCTGAGCCAAAGCCGGCCTGGATGACATTGGCAGCGGCCGAGAACGAGCCGACGGTGCCGAAGGAGACCGCTGCGGCGGTGTAGCCCGAGCCGTTCACAGTGATGGTCAGCGCCCCGACTGTGAGGGCGTTAAGCTGGGCAATCGTCAGCGTGTCGACTGGACCGCCGCGCAGGTAGCCAGCCACCGAAGCCGTGGGGTACTGCGCAAAGTACACGCGTGCCGGCTTGATATTGGAATTATCGAAGCCGTTGAAGTAAATCATGCTCAGCGCCTCCTCAGTGGAGGACGGACCGAAGTAGTTGCTGACGTCAACCTGGTTGCTGAATGGCTGCACCGCGCCGATGGGCACGCGGGAGTTAGTCGTCAGGATGACGCCGATGATGTCGAGCGCGCGACCGCCCGCGCTGAGGACGGCTGGATTGACTTGAACGATCGCAGAAGCCGGAATTGTGGTCATTGGCTAGTTTCTCCTCATGCGGGGAACTCGATGTCGGCGGGCACCCGCTCGACGGTGATGGAGTCAAAGAATTGCTGCGGGATATCATTGACGGTGGTGTTCACCTGGAAGCAGGCTTCCACAATCCACCGCTCTTCGATTTGCTGGTTCTCGTTTTGAAACGTGATCTGCTTTGGATCGTTGGCGTACAGTGGCACTACACCAACGTTGAGAACCTTGAAGGCTTGGCAAGCAAAATCGTCGCGCAACATCGTACTCACAATCTGCGCGTTATCTCCGCCATTCGGCCCGTGAACATCCAACTGAATCGTAAGCTCAGTTGGCGCCAGCGCGTTGAGCACGCCAGCTGCCAGCACGCCACCGCCGACCGAACCGCTGGGCGCCACGCTGTAGACCCCAGTGCCACCGACCGAGCCAGACACCTGCGACTGCACCGAGAACACCGCTCCGGTGCCGCCGACCACACTAAACACCACGGAGCCTACTTGCAAACTGCCGTAGCTGAGCCCGGTCACCGTCATCAGGTTGCCGGCGATGGAACCGACACTCTTGGTATCAACGAACTGGTCGACGTTGGTCTCCAGGCGGCGGCGCATGATCGGCCACATGACAATGAAATCGCTGTCTGCCGGCTCCGGTACGCGGTTGATCTGGCCACGGATCACGTCAACGCTGCTCGGCAGCACGCTACTCATAAAGGAGCGCAGCGCCATGATGGCGTCGTCTTCGGTAGGAGTCAGCAATATAGTCACGAGCCATCCTGGAGTACGACTGCCACTTTGCACCAGTCAGGCCACTGTTCGAGGGACTGAACCACTAACCAAGTGCCAATGCTTGTCCCATTATTGATGACAATCAAATCACCGCCCTTGCCAGCGACGCGCACCGTACCGTCGAGCTTGCCCTTGATGTAGATGGCCCGCTTCTCGCCGTTGAGGTTGAGGCCCTCGACCTGCATCAGGTCCCTAAACGACAAGCTTTGAACCTGCACCGGAACTTCGGTAACTGTGTTGTAAGCCGGCGTCTGTTTGCCGTCGGGAGCGATCGTGTAGCCGGTAGACGACATAACAGTAGCGAAGATATCCGGGTTAACCGCCGTTATGACGCTTCCGGCTATAGAGCGAAGATCCACTTAGGCAACCTTCCGCTGCGCCGAATCGTCTGTCATGCCGATCGCCGCCAAGGCGTGGCCGACGCAGAACTCCGGCGAAAGCTTCTTCTTGAACTTTTCCATTTGGCTACCATGCAACCCCTTCCACATGGCCTTGGCCATAATAGCCTTGGAGAAGAAGTCGTCGATCGAGGCGGCGAAATCGACCACCTCGTCCCACGGCTTCGACAGTAGGTGTGGCTCGGCCACCACCGGGCGACCGATATGCAACGCTGTGTTGCAGCGTGAACTCGACACCAGGCCCATCTCCTCGAACTTCCTTATCTGCACGATCACCTTGGCGCGCGACATCAATTGGTCGCGCTCGGTCTGGGTCTTGAAGTCGCTCACGATCTTAACCGCCTTGGGCGAATTGATTTTGTTCGCCAGCCGCTTGAGCAACTTGAGCCGGCGCGGCGTCAGCGAGCCGTAGAAACCGAAGTCATAGTCCGGTACAATGCCGTGGTTGCGTACCAAAGTCGGCGCGTAGCCCAACTCGATCTGCGCGGTCGGCGCGAATTGGCCGTACCAGCGCGTGATGTTCTCGCCAGGCACCAAGTGGAGGATGCCGTCAAAGTATTTGGCCACTTCGGGGAACACCCGTTGGCGCACAACCATCTCTTCCTGGGTACCGTGGTTGAAGCCTTTATCGGTTGGCTCCTCGGTCGCCAACATCAGAAAGCGGGCGCCCTTGCTGTGGGCCTCGGCGATAATTGGAACGTGATAGGGGAAGAAGCCCTCGACGATGATATTTATGCCTTGACCAGGGCCGAGGAAGCGCGTGTTACTGGTCTCCCACACGATCTGGTGACCGAACGAACGAAGCTGATGACCAAAAATTCCCACAACATCTTCAAGACTGCGTTGTCCAACTTCATTGTGGTTCATGAGATTTACGAGAAAGATCATTTAACCACCCACGTTATAGAATTAGACATTGCGCCAGTGTCAACCAATGGTTGCGTCCCCGACTTCCTGGCGAGAGTAGATGGCTTATTCGGTAGCCAACCGCCGTTAAAAATAGAATCCACGAGCTGGCCCTTGATCTTATCGCCCATGTAATCGAGCGTTACCGTAGCATCGTAGTCGTTGGCCTTTAGCAGCTTCTCGATGTCGCCGGCCCAGCCGCCGCTTTTGTTGGCAACCATGGTACGAAAGAACGGCCGCGGTGGGATGTTTTTGGTGCCGTACTCGTTCAAAGCAGCCTTCATCGCATTGAGCGTTCCGCTCTCGTCAGTAGACCCGTCCTGAAACCCAACGCTCAGCGTCCCTGGGCTGCGAACCTTTTCGGCCATCGCCTTGAGCGCGGCCGCCAGCTTAGCGCCACCACTGAACTTAGTGGTGAAGATATCGGCCACTTAATAACCACCGATCATCGGCCAGCGCCCGCCAACCACAAACTGCGGCCGCGCCCTATACCTAGCGGTGCGGTAGCCCACCGTGGCTTGCCAAAACGCAAGACCATATTTTGTCTGCGTGAAAAAAGCCGCGGCAGCCGACATGTTCGTCGGCATCTCGACTGCAACGTGAACGCTACCTTCGGCCGCATCGCTAATGCGACCCACCAACTGTGATGGTGCCTCACCGTTGGCGCCGGAATACAAAAAGGCAAGATGAGCCGTTAACATATTTAGTAAGGTGCTTTGGATTGCTGCAGTAGGCACCGGGCCGCCGCCGTCATTTCGACAATACATTGTGGCTTCATTGAAATATTCTTGAGCTGTCGGCTGGGACACAGCCGCAAATTCAGGATATCTCGCGACCCACGACGCATAGTCGAATGTGACGACGACGCCCATGTGCTTATCACCCCGTCCGAGCGCCGGTCTGGATTGGGGTTACACCCGAACCTCCCGGTGCCATCGGTACAGCCTTCGGCCAGCGCGGGTCGACATTGACCTCGCGCCCCTTGACGTTGATGGTCGCGGGATCGAGCGGCTCGAGGTTGCTTTTGACTTCCTCGTGCTCCACGGCCATCTTGGCTGCAGCCTCGGAAGTAGCGGCGGCAAAGATCTGCTTGTTCTTCACCATGACGCTATCTTCGTTGGCCTTGAGCCAAGATTCCCACACGTCCGCCGGCACGTTGTGCGTCAATGCATAGCCGCCCGGCATGGCGAAGTTTGGCTGCGCACTGAGCGGCTTCGGGCCGTTGACCTTGAACCCCTCACCGACCTGGTAGTTGACTTCAACCTCACGGCTGCCGCCACCCATGACTTGCTGATGTTCCTTGCGGGACTTGAACACCCTCAAGACGAGACCGTTCGGGACCTTGCACGCCACGCTAACGTGCTTTGATCCCTTGGAGGCTTCGTTTTCTGCCATGGTTCAGACTCCCACCATTCCCTGGAAGGCGACCGGCATGCGGATGATTGCACCCCAAGTGCCGCCAGTAACTTTCTGCTTGAACGCGCTCATCTCGCGCACAATGATGTGGGCACGCATCTTCTCGTTGAAGGAGCAGTAACCAGTAGCTTGCCCCTCAATCGACTCGGCGATCATCTGCACCATGTTGCCGGCCGCAATGCCTTGCGGATTGGAAGCCGTCAACACCCCGTACTGCACCGCGGTCACGAACCGAAGACCTGGGAAGGTCCTCTTCAACATATCGCTGACGGTGATGCCGAAGGAGTTGGTGAAGTCGAGCGCCACTTGCGAGCCCGGCGACATGGCGAGCACCAACTTGGTGCCTTTGTCGACGAGGCCAGCAGCGGTAGTAACCAGCGTTTCGTAGATCGCCAAGATGTCGTTGTAGACCTCGTTGGCCGTGCAGTTTGGCGCCCCGCCGGTGGTGAACCAGGTGTTGCCCGACGCAGGGCTCGCCTTGGTTCCCGGTGTCAGGTTGGCCGGCAGGTTCGGGTCGTTGAGCAAACCGTAGTTCTGCAGGCCATTAACACCGTAAAAGTACGACAGGTTCGTAAACTTATTGAGCTGCGTGGCGGCGGACTTATCGATCTCCGACACGTAGTTGATGCGGCCCAGGCCGGCACGCTCGAGTTCGCGCTCGCCGTACTGCTTGACGGTCTGGAACAGGTAGGACTGGCGAGCCGGCCAGTTCATGTTGAGGCCAGCGCGTCCAGAGTTGGCGTAGTCGCCGTAGCTGGACACCTCGCCGGTGTGCTCGACCACCGGGAACAGCGCGGCGTCGTCAAGCCAGGTTCCCTTACGGTTCTCGCCGAGAATCTCCGCTGCCTTGTTCGGGCTGAACAAGATCTCGTAGACCTGCGGGTCGATCAACGTAGTGAGCATCGCCGGGATGCCCGCATTGGGGTCCGTCGTCAACGTGGGCATTGCGTCCATAGCGAGTGCCCAGTTGCGGCGAAACTCTTCGGGTACATAGGCTTTCGCCTCGGCGCCCGGTTCCCAACTAACGCCAAGTTCCATGAGCCGCGCCTTGTCGGCAGCAAAGGTGCGGACTGCTTCTTGCAGGTTCATTTGTGTTTCTCCTTAACCGAGCGGATGGCTGGAAGTTTTGACCAGCTCGCCCGGTGCGCCGCTGGACATGGCGATCCACTTCGTCTCAACATTTCCGTAGGCCGTAATTGAAGTCGAGTTGAGAGTCTGTGTCTTGTTGACGATATAGGTGCCGGAGCCACCTGCTCCAGTACCGAGCGCCGTGATCCAAGTAGTCGTAGCGCTTGTCGTGGTCGTGCCATCGGTACCAGCGATGCTCTGACCAACGGCTAACGTGCCGGTGAGCGAACCACCCACAGTCAACGTACCGTAAGTCTCGGTGATAGTCGTTGAGGTGACGTTCTGTTCGCCGATGCTGACAGTGTAGGTACCAACCGAACCGGAGGTTCCGCCAGTTAACTGACTGACGATCTGCGTGCCGGTGGCAACCGCCACGCCGCCCGCCGAACCTGCGGAACCGGCGATAGTGGCACCAACCACCAACTTGCCGCTGCCGATCGTGCTGACCGTCAGGATGTTGCCAGAGATGGAACCAGTGACCGAGGCCGAACCGGCCGCAATCGAGGCAGCCGTCGAGGTGGCCCCCGCGGTTGGGCTGGCGGTGGCCGCAAACGTCACCTTGCCAGTGGCGAGGTCGGCGTAAGCTTTCTGCCCCATCAAGGCGTCGGCGGTGCCGTCGTTCTTCATGAGGAAGTCACCACCAGTCATCAGCGAGACATCAAGGCCGGCCGGAACCACCATCGACGCATCGGCAAGATAAGTAGTGATCAACGCTCGCTGAGAGCGATGCACGAAACCGGCAACTTGGCCGATGCCGTTGTTGTTGGCTACTTGGCCGGCGTTGTCCGCATCGAGAGGATACGGGGCAACCCAGGCGAAGCGGCCAACAGTAAGACCGTTGGCACCAGCCACGAGTCCGCCAGGGCCGGCGTCGTAGCTGAAGTACGGATTGGCGCTGGCGAAGTCGCCCGCAACGCCAAGTGCCGGAAGGGTGGTAACGGAAGTTTGGAAACCGCCACTCATGTTGATATCTCCTTATGCCTGTCCGATGCGAGCGGCACCGGGGAAACGCTTGTTGAAGCTGTCGACGGAGGCCGCATCCATCGCGAGGTGCTCAGCCGCCGGCTTCTTCTCGTTGGGCTTGGGTTGAGCTTCAAGGACGTGCTTGAGCGCGGCAGGATGGATCTGATCGACATCCTTCTTGCCGAGCGCACCAAGCGCAGTGCGGTAGACGCCTTCGGCGCTGTCGTGCGCCATGGCGATATTGCCCACCCACGGCCGCACGAAGTTCTCGGCCTCGCGGATGTCCTTCTGGGTCTTGGTGGCGGTATCGGCAGCGACCTTGATCGCCGACTTGATCGCCGCGTCCATTGCCTTCTTCGGCACCATTTCTTCCTTCTCCTCGTCTTTGGCCGGCTCCTTGACGGGAGTAGGCTCGTCTGCGTCCTTGGCTCCGGACATGAGTGCGTCGAGCGCCTTCATATCGTCTTCGGAGATCTTGTCCTTAAGGAAGTTTTTGACGCCCTCGGCGTCCATTGCCGTGTCGTCCTCGTCCTCAGCGGGCTTCTTGACTTCGTCTTTTTCTTCGTCCTTGGCCGGCTCGTCCTTTTTCTCCGGCTCTTCGTCGCCGGCAGGCTCTTCCCTGTCAAGCGAATCGAGGAAGCCGTGGACGTCCTCAAGCTTGGCGTCCTTGGCCAGCTTGCCGTCGAGCAGCTTGGCGATGCCGGCGAAGATTGCCGGCTTGCTCTCGACGTAGTTCTTGGCCGTGACGCCCTTGAGTACTGACGCGAGGTCAATCTTGGCGTCTTGTGCCATCTTCGGCTTCAGGAAGACCATCAGGGCTCCCTGGGCCAGTGCAGCCTTGCGGCTCAGTTTCACACCCATCTGGATGATCTCCTCTGTTATGGGTAATGCCGAATCTCCGACAATGACATCACTGCCGGCTCTCCCTTCCCTTACCAAAGCGACGTGATTGCCGATGATGTCGCGCATCACGCCGTCGTATTCTGCTCCGTTGTAGTTGCCGGGCGTCATATCGGCCCGGTAGCGGTAGGCGGACGAAAGTTCTTTCTGAGTGCCGGACTCCACCGCGTCAATGAAATCCTTCGCCCATAGCACCAGGCTGTTGCGCAGATAAGGCTCCGCAAACTCAGCATCGGTACCGGTGGAGCCGATCACTAAATCAGGCTGGTGATCTTGCGCGTTGACCGGGACGTGCTCGCTAAGTAGCGGTAAATTATTGAATGAAGGCGCGGCCTTGCGCAGTTCAGCCGGGTCGCGCAGCAGCTGATAGACCTTGTCGCGCTTGAGGCCCATCTCTTCCCAGTCAGGGATTTCAGAGCCAAGATAGGGACACACATTCGATTTTGAAATATTTGTTATCTCAACATGCAGCCGACCGTCGTCGTCGGTACGGCGCACACTGGCGCGGTCGAAGGCGAAGGAATCTATCTGTGGCATTACGATCCCTCCTTCGGAGCGCACGCGCTCTTCGCCAACCCACCCAAACCCACCTTATCAAAGTCGGCCCAAGTCGACGTCAACCACGTCCGCACGTAGCCGCGTAGCATGCGCGACTGACCGGCGTCGCGGCAGAAGTCGGTAAAGCCGACGCCGAGCTTGTCAACAGTCTCACAAGCCCGCTCGGCCAAGTGCGGCACTACCACGGTCTGCGGCTCCATCTGGGCTAACACCGCGGCGAACTTGCTGTCAGCGCCGTCCCATTCGAAGTAACCGCCGGTGACATCACTGATGTGGTTCTTGACTAGTATATGCCGCGAGCCACCACCGATCCTGGCGGCAGCCGCCGAAACCTCGCCTAGCGATTGAACACTTGGTCCCAGCACATGCATCAGAACCAGACCGACGGCGCCGGTCTGAACGTCATCGAGCAAGTGGGCCTGCTCTAGCGTAGCAAGGCTCTTGGACAGCATGCCGGCCCGTACGTCGATGACGGTGACGCCGGAGGCGACGTCGAACATCTCCATCTGATCCTCGACGCGGGCCATATCGACGACCTTGGCCGACGGCACAAAGCGCGCCAGGCCGCCAGCCGGGTTCTCCGAGTCGAACGCCCGGCCAGAAACGCCAGTCGAGGCCAGATAGTCGATCAGCGACCGGGTAACGGTGGTCTTGCCAACGCCACCCTTATCGGAGCCAACCATGATAATCAGAGGCACTGTCATTAGTTTTTCTCTCGACCCGACACGGTCATAGCGCCGCGGGTGCAGCGGAAAGCTGTAGCTCATGCATCAGCAGTTCCCCATCGGCGCGGCGGCACATAATAACTGGGCCGCGAAGCGCAAATTGTCGTTGATGACGTGCATACGGTCTTCTTCCACCTTGCCGAGGCGGATCTCCTCGATCTCCTCAGGCGAGGTACCGACAGTGACCGACTCGGCCAAGAAGTAGCCGCCGGGATCGATCAACATGTTAACGAGGTGGGTCACTTAATCTCCGGCGGCTTCCTGTTCGGGTCGATCAGCGGGATGCCTAGAATGTACTCAGCGCCGCGCGCTTCCATGTATTCGTCGCTGTGCAGATATAGACGTAACTGGCATCCCATTCCTGCGCGCCTTGGGTGCAGGTATCAGACGAACTGGACGGAGTTTTAAGCGGAGCTAGGATTGGTGCGCCGGTTAAAGTGTAGTTCGTCATATCGAAACCGTTCGCGATTGTTCCGCAGTTACCGCTGTTGGCGTGCAGATAACATTTGAAAATAGTGCCGGTGGTTTTCAGCGACGAATAACCGGGATAAGAACCGTCAGCAAAGAGAATATCCCAACCGGCTACCGAAGCCTTGATCGCTTGGTTGTTGAGAGAAATTCCGATATCAACCTGATTGCCAGAAACAACATCGAGGGTGTCTTGGACAATCTGTTGGCCGATCACCTGATCGACCGATGCGCCAGTATGAACGCTTGTATTTATTTCTGTGCCGACAAGCTGACCCCAATTTGTCGCACCTGATGTAAGCCTCGCGTAAGGATTTGTCCCGTAAAGATGCCCAAGCCCATTGCCAGCACCAGACGTTCCGCCTGCGCTAACGGAAGCCTGCGAAATTGTATTTACTGCCGAATAAAATTGGTTTGTATCATCCGGCGCGCCAACAAGCTGAAACTGAAACAGCGCCGCGTGGTGGCCACCCTTAGTGCCCGTACCGCCGGAATTGAGAGAAAAGAAATGACCGAAGAAACCATTGGATGCCGCGCTCGCGTCAACCGTATCGCGCCCTACCGCATAGGCATCGACAAAACATATTGTCACGTCTGAGCATATGCCGGTCGCGGGATTTTGCAGCGTGCTGCCACTCGTATAGGTGCTTAATGCCGACCAAATAAATGAGTTTGTTGACCCGTTTTCAGTACCTGCTCCATAGTTGACACCAGAAGAACTATTTTGTGTGACTGCGATCCCATTTGGAAAAAAGTAGCTTACGCCACCATGTACCCACGCGATGGTGCTGGATTGAAACGCTCCAAGGAAGAACAGAAAGCTTCCTGCGGTGAGAAAGAGTTTCCATGTCGGCAGGATGTTTTTCATCAATGCACCGTCACGCAGGTATCGCAAATCTTGTTGTAGCCGGTGGTTCCGTCCCATACGCCTGAGTTGGCGAGGCGAACGTCATAGAGTGGATTACTTTGCAGACTGGCGTGGCTGTCCGGTATCCATAGATAGAGCGAGTAGGTGCCGGACACGGCACCGCTCGGCACCGTCGCTTGGCCCCATGCGGATATTCCCGATCCAGGACGCCACGTCCGCCAGTCGATTGACGATGACAGCACATAAGTATGCGTGCCGTCCGACAGCACCGCATTGATCGGGTGCTGATTGATCGGGCCTGCGTAGCCTCGATTGACCAGCGCAAGATTGAAACTGAATAGGCTGCCTTTGCTTATGCTGGCTGGATATTGCACGCGCTGCAATTCTAGGCGGTAGCCCATCGAATCTTGCATCGTAGCGGCACAATTTCCAGAATCAGACGCCCATGTCGAAGGATGTAACGATGCAAAAACAGCAAAGTATGAAATTGAATAGGTCTGCATTGCCGCAATGGACGCAGCGCAATCGCTATAGACCGCCGTATAAGGGCAACTCGGCTGACCCTCGCCGCCGTTGGCGTTTGTAATGCCGCCGAGCGTTTGCATGTAGGTGCGGTCAGTTGTTATTTGCGCGGCATATCCAGGCTGGCCGGTTTGGTCAACACCGTTCAATCTGCCAAATTCATCGTCATCTGAGTTGTTGGTTGATTGAAAACAATCATTAGCGATGCCGACGCGCGTTTGAATGTTTGCTGCACCGAGAGCATATCGCACGCTGTCTGGATATGGGATCATCACCACTAAATTAGGATCAATCGCCAATTCGGCGGCGAGAATTTGCTGCGTTGCGCTTTGGTTCGTATTCAGGGTATTTGCTGATCCCCACCACTGGCCCCAACAGCCAATGAACCCGGCGTGAAGAAACGCAATCACGTCGATGTTGGCCTGCAACACCGGAGTGAGCTGGGCTATGTGAGCCAATATCTGCGTTAGCGTTGCGTCGGTACACGGCGCACCGCCGCCGAAATTATAAGTAAATCTAGGTTCAACTTTAATTCCGGCTGACCTGATTTGGGCAAAGCAGCCGGTCAGGTTATCCAGAATTGATTGAGGCAACGGGCTAGAAACATAAGCGTCCAATCGAACATAGACGCGAGACATTCCCTTGTTGTTGCCACGATAACTGGAAAAATTAGTCGCTGCGGTGCATGGCGTACTGCCGTCCCCTATGTCGCCATACCAACCGCGTTCAGGATTAAGAAACGAAGTCGCGTCGGGCGAGAACGTAGCAACGGAAAGATTGCTGCCAACTCGCCAACCGGAAACAATACCGGCACAGAGCAAGATAATTAGAACGCGCCAGATCATGCTTAATACCTGATCTGGACAAAAGCCGGACCTCCGGCCCCGCCAGCATTATTCTGGCCACCACCACCACCGCCACCGCCGAACCCGCTTGCGGGAGCCAAGCCTACCGAGGGAGTAGTGCCGCCGCCGCCTGCGCCGCCGGGACCAAATTGAGCATTGCCTCCTAGGCCGCCGCCAGCATTTCCTAATGCCCCAGCGCCGAGTGTAATGTAAGCGCCAGAGGTTCCGCCAAAGCCTGGAGTTGATGCTGTGCTGCCGCCGCCGCCGCCGCCGTTTCCTGTCTTGTAATAAGTTGACCGTCCGGTATTAGATGCATTGCCACCAGCTACGTTTGCAGCGCCGCCAGCGACACCGCCAGGGCCACCGCCCGCGCCGCCAGTCCCGCCAACAGTAGCAGCCCCGGCTAATCCGTGGATGCCAGCACCGAGTGATGGAAAAGGAACGGCTAGACTTGGGGATGAAGTTATGGTGAGCGCAGCCGGGTCTGTGCCAACACCAGCAATAGCACCTCCTGACGTTGTTACTGGGATGGTGATAGTGAGAGTTGCCCCAGGAGTTACCGGCAGCGGGAGTCCAGTAACCTCTTCGCCTGAGCCACCACCACCTCCACCAGCGCCGGAAGTAACCTGACCGCCACCGCCAGGGCCGCCAGCGCCAACGCCATCGATATAAATAATACTGACGTTGGCCGGAATAGGAAAGGTACAAACAGAATTAGTACAATGAACGCCATCGTTGTAAGTAAAGACAACGCTATTCGGCGCATATTTAGGAGTGGAGGATGAGTTCTGCGCGTAAGCAGCCGAAACAAGCAGCAGCCCAGCGATAAGAGCTAAAATCTTTTTCATTACTGATACTCCACGCTGATGAAGTTGGCGTTGGTTAATGTCTGCGTGAAGCAGCCGGTTGAGCTAGAGACGACCGTTATCCCGGTCGCCATCGTAAGGGTTGGCCCGACACCCCATGAAAACGAAAACGGTCCACTCGATGCCATCGGTCCCCAGCATTTCTTCGGTGTCACACCACCATTGCTAGGTGCGGCAGTAAGATCGAAAAGCATGATGTAGGAACCGGCAGCGGCAGAGCCGGATATGCTGATTACGTTACCAGCGGAGTTTTTGGCAACCCGCGATGATTCCGCCGCTGCGCTATGCGATTCGGAAACACCAGCAAGCGGTGATTGAATAGCCGACAAGATCGCCGCGAGATTGCCGCCGGTTTCCTGGGCGGCGTTGGGGGGCAACGAAGTGGTACTTGCATTGATACACAGCTTACCTGACGTATCAATATACAAGTCACCGCTGAAGCCCGTCACCGCCGTTATCGATGAGCAGGATGACACTACAACGACAGCATTAGCCGGCAGCGGCGCCAACAGCCAAGCACAAGCTAGCACGATGGCAGTAATTATCTTTTTCATTGCCGCATTTTCCTCATCATGCATGAGCCCAGAAGTGCATAGACAGAACACCAACCAGTACACCAAACCAGAACGGAATGATTGGCCACTGACGCGTCCACTTGCGGACGTGATCGGACAGCGTGCCCGCTGTGCCGTTGCGATAATAGCTGACCGCTTCCAGCGCGCCGAGGCTTACAACGAAGCAACCAATCCAAATCAGCCAGATTACGGTCACGGTATTGAAACAAGCGCCGCAGCTGTGACTAGCGCCGTGATCTGATCTGCCGTTAAGCCTATAGCCTCACCGAGCGCGAGTAGCGTCGTTGAGTTGGCTGGAATTACATTGGTGCCGTGCGCGAAGAACGCCGACACCGCCGAATTGTTGAGCGCAGCAACCGCAGCTTGTGCCGCGGTCCACTGCGTCGGTGTCATAACCGACTGCAACTGCCAGAGCTGACAACTTGGAATCGGCGCGGGTGGTGCCACATAAGCAGCAATTGCGCCAAAGTCGCCAGCAACTGCTCTGTTGAAAATTTCAGCGCCATGTGCTTCGTAATCTGTAGCAGTTGCTGTAAATGGCACAGTCCCTAATGTATCAAACGTTACTTGGCAATTAATCATAGTATGAGCAGCGTCAGCCCATTGGCAATCAGCGACCGTTGTGTATGCCAGTGTCATTTGTTTTTCCGTTTAAGCTATTCTAACAAAAAGACCTATATAATATTGGGGAACTTGGTTTCCAGTAATATTTCTCCAAGTGCCACTTTGTGGGGTGCCAGCGCCATTTACAGTGGTGGTAGCCAAATTAAAGTTGCACAAATTTAATGCTGATCCAGCTACCGTTGCCTCATCAGAAACGAAGCTAACACCACTTAACAGCACCGGACCGGACCATCCAACTGGCATAGTACCGTTCGTCGGTATCGGCGCGTAAGCAGCCAAGGCTGCCGCAGCAGCTCTTGACGTGTCGGTAGGATGGATGTGATCGATGCGGGCGCCGTGGGTTGAGGTCCCAGCCGATGCTGTACCATCAACTACCGGCGTCTCAGTAGCGGCAAGCTGGGCGAGGACGAACTGCGCGGTAGCAATCGCCGTCGAGTTAGTGTCACGCGCCACCGTTGCGGTAGTCGGCGTGCCGCTGAACGCCGGCCCCGCCAACAGCGCATAAGCTGACAAGTCGGGGGTCGGGGCATCATCCCAAGTACCGCGCGCCGTTAAATACTTCGGGTCGGTGCCGTCACCTGCGGCCGGTGCCGGTACCAAACCCCTGACGCCGACTGCGGTCCCGGATGCCCCCACCATGTCCGGCACCGCGGACGTGATGGTACTGATAGGGATGGCCGTGGGCGACGCCGCCCCAGTGCCGTTGTTGCCGACCAACGTGCTGCCGGCCTGAACCGCCAGGTTGCTCAGCGTGATGCCAGTGACGGTCGTATAGGTTGGCGAAACACGGTGCCAAGTATTGTCGGAGCCACCACTGTAGACAATCCAATCGCCGACGCTCCAGGTGGAGACGCCAGAAACTGTAGCAGTGCCGGCGACGTTGCAGATGTAGAAATTGCCGCTGATACCGCTGCCAGAGGCAAGATGTGGCGAGTTAGTACTACCATTCCAAACACCGAGATAACTCAAACCGCCAAGCACCGACGATGGCAGCTCAGCGGTTGGAATACGCCCGGTGGCGTCAAGCGTCGCCACGCCATTGGAGGTGCCCAGCAGCCGATCGAAGTAGGCAGTGGTCGCCAACAACGCCGAGTTACTATTCTGCGCCGGCGTCGGTGCCGTCGGCAGTCCGGTGAAATTAGGAGAGTTTAGTGGAGCTGAACCAGCCAGAGAAGCTGCCGCGGCTGCCGCCTCGTTGGCCGCGATGACGCATTGGGCCAGCAACGACTCACACTGCCGAATAATCTGGGACGTGGTCGTCATTCTTTTACCTTGACGCTGCCAGGGTAGACCTCATCACGCGGGGTAACATGGATGCGTCGTAGCATGATCAGCAACTTGTCCTTGCCAACTGATATCTGATGGCCCAAGTCATAGTCGCGCATGGCATAGATTTTTGGGTCTTTCTTCCGCAGCCGCTTCTTGAATGGTATCGGCGCGCCAATGGTAAGAGCGCGAAGCCTGACCGAGCTGAACGAACAGTTGGTAGCACCAGCAACCTTGGACAGCCCTATTTCGCCGCGAGCACACTTGCGGATAAGTTCGTCGTCCTGCTCGGTGAAATATAGCCGACGACGACGCTGCGGAAACACCAACCCTATGCGCTTGGCATGGTAGGCGATGGTGGTCTTGGCCGCTTCAAGTCGGTAACAAGTCTCAGTGACCGTAAGGCCGTCGACTGCACACTGTATCAACTCGGGGTCGGTGAACTTACGCAGCTTTGAGTGTGACAGCACTCGCGCCAAGTGACGGCGTTCAGAGAAGATGGTCACATGTCAAGTCCCGGTATGACCGAACGCGACACGCAACGGCAGTTTATCAATTCGCCAGGCAGGATAAATTTCCCCTCATCGGGGTCATACCAGCCTTCAGATATTTTATACCGCTTACCGTTGTTCTTGACGTGGCTTGGCCTCGGCGTCTTGCCACCGTGAGAATGCATCCAAATAGCTTCGGTAATCTTCATTTCTTTTTGTCTGGCACGCTGCATGGCAGCAGTCGCCAAGTTGTTCTGGCTACGCGCTATAAGCGCGGCCCGCCGCTTAGTGACGCCTAACTGTTCTCGAAGCTCTTTAGCCAGTCCGCCAATATCGCGACCGGTCTGGACCGACCGCATCACCATACCTTCAACTTGACTGAGGTATGTAGCCGGGATTGACTTTATCAGCGCGACATTCTGATGAACCGTGGCGTCAATGATGTCACGCATCGCCGGCGTCATGGTAAAGCCGACCGCAAAGCCGCCCTTCCTCAAGGCCGATAAGAGAGCCGCATCGCTGCGCTGGCTGACGTCCTGCGCAAAGTAATGGGCCAGCTCAGTGGCGGCTTGGTCGAAGTTGTACATCCACTGGCGCACCAGCTGCTGGACGGCGGCCTGTAGCTCGCTGGCAGGCGTTGCGTCTTGCGCCATCTCGGGCCGCAACCGCTTGTACTGCTGCTCGATCCAGTGCTGGACTGAGACGCCCATCTTCTCAATCAGCTCAACCAGCCGACGCCGGTAGGCTACCTCGAGGCCAATATTAGGGCGCACGGGGCGTAGCACCTTGTCAGTGCGATCGCGATCCTTGCGGTAGATGTAAGGGGCCATTAGGACGCCAGCAGACAAGCTATTGCACTGATCACGATTATTGCAGCGAGAGACAACAAGCCATTATTATTGCGAATGACCCAAGGCACCGGTGGCAACATATCGTGGTACTCACGTCTCCTGGTGATCCTTACGAACAGGACCCCTTCGGCGGCAAGCGCGTCTCTTAGATGAACAGTGGTAAGGCTCATATCAACCCATCGTCACTCTAAGCACCACCATCGACAGCACAATCATTACCACCAGCAAACTACCGTAGCCAATAATCTGTGCCATGAAACCCGTCCCGGCGCTCGACTGCACTCGTCTTCACTACGGCTGACCTGTGGTTGAGGAGTCGTCGAAGGCGCCGGGAGGTAACAATCATAACTGGATCAAGGCGAAGAGCACGACTGCAGCTATAATGGCAACAACGAACACGACGGCAAAGCCTGCCCAATATAAGTAGTCCCGCCGGCTTGGCCTAGCTACTTTGACTTTCGAGTACAGATGCGCGGTTGACACCTTCTTGACGCGAAGCTGGATCAAGCGCGGGTGTTCGTCTGCCATCAATCTTTACCCGCCTTCTGTGATGCCGGCCCCTCGCCCTTCTTGGTGGTGCCCCTCAAGCTTATGTTCTGCCCCTTCAAAGGCTCACCGGTTTTGGGATCGACCTCAGGCGCGGGCGGCTCCGGCATGTCCTCTACATCAAGGCTGGCATACGGCGCGTCAACGTCAGCCGCGATACGCTGTCGCACTTCCTCAGGCGCCACCGCCCCTACGCCGTTCACAAGGATGTCGTCGGTCTCGGCATCCATCTTGCGGATGGTTGCCTCTTGCAGCGCGTCGATCGACCACAGCTCCTCGAACCTGATGGTGATGGCCGGATCAACCTCGCCCCACAGACTGAGCTGGCAGAAGTCAATAACGCGCGACAAGCCAGGGCGGAAGAACTGCTCCTGGAAGGCGTGGATGGTGTCGTAGAAGGCGCGAATCTCGCCCTCGCTCGAAGCATTGAGCCCAGCAGGCGAGGTGCCCAACAGCTTAACCAACGGAATACGCGACACCGAAGCCATGTGCTCCTGGCTCTGCGCCTGCAGTGAGTCCAAGGTACTCAATGGCGTCATAACGTTCTTAAAGTCCTCGGTGTCCTTGTTAAGCGCGAAGATGCCGCGGTTGTCACGCAGCGAGTTAAACATGTCGAGCCGGTTGAACATGGCATCGCCGGTCGTGCTGCCCGCGTCCGAGCCATCGAGCGCCGCATTGCTGGAGCTAATCATCGCGCTCATATCGGTCATCAGCACCATCACCGAGAAGCTGTGGATCAGGTCGTTGACCGACTGGCGCGTTGTCAACCAGTTGTCGACATAGGGCTTGGCAATCTGGCTGCGCGACAGGCCGCCAAAGGCGTAAGCCGGCTTTAAGATGTCCGGCACCTTGTTGCCGACAAACGTCAGTAGCCGCGAGGCGTGGATCTCCTTGGACATGCAGAACCAGACTTCTGGATTATACCAGTCCGGTCGCAGCGGGTCGTTGGAGTTGTAGCGCTGAGGGTAACACCAAATCGGCTCGATCACAGCCAGGCGCTGCAGCGGCTTCTTTGGGTTGACCTTCATCTTGCTGCGGTCGTTGCGACCGTCGCCAAGGTCCTGTGCCAACTCGTCCCAATCGTCAGTGTCGCCGGTGTCGAGGTATAAATGCGTGCGACCGAAGAAGCCGTCTTGTTCCGCCAGTTGGTAGAACACATCGCGCACATTGAGCCGGTCGAGATAATCTTCCAGCTCCTTAATCTTATCGGTCTTGTCCTCGGCTTCCTCGGCGGCCTCGGAAGCCTCAAGCTTGATCCACTTGCGGGTCATCTCGGTGGCGATCACCGAACTGATAACGCGGTATTCGGGGCGCTGGCTGAGTTCGGAGAGATATGCGTAACCGAGGAACGTCAAGCCCTCCGACCACATGCCGGAGATGGTGGCTTGCGCCGCCCAGGTCAGCGCGCTGGACATCGCCTCGTCCATCGCCAAGTTATGGCCTGCAGGTACAACACCCGGCGGTGGGGTGTACGGCTCGAACGGATTGATACGCGGCTTGCTGTCCAACTGGCGTGTCTTCTTCAGCGCCCTGGCGCGAGCCAGCGTGAAGTCATGAACCTTGAACGGCGGCTTGGTCGGCTTATTAGCCTCGACCACAGTGACCTTCTTCGGTACACGCTTACCGCGACGGCGCTCCTGGCGCACGGTCTCCTGGAGGATTTTTTTGAGCTTAGAGCGTTTCATTTTGATCCACGCAGGCCGAGGACAACTCGGCAACCCGACATCTTTTTCCTCGACAGCCGGGGTCCTGTGACCAGAGCGGGCAACTTAATCCCGTTGTAGTCCGAGGTGGTGACCGTCCCACTAAAGGGTTTCTGCGTAGAACTCTTCACTTAAAACCGCGTCCTACCGCGCATCGGCATCGAGGCCCGTTGCAGCATGCCGGCACTAACTTGCATCGGCCGCACGCTCTTCAAGGGCCAGTAAACCATCATGATGGCGTCGGCCAAATTTGGCGAACGCGTACCCTCGGGCGACTTGTCCACAATCAGTTTCATCCGCGTGTTGGTCGAGGCCGTGGCCTGCGACAGTTCTTTTTGGATCTTGCGAAGCAATGGCAGCGTACCCGGTATGGATATCAGTTGGCCGGGCTCCCAGGTAAACGTCGGATCGTTGACCGCGCGCCACGTTCGCTCGAACCGCAACCTTAGCTGCCACCAGCCCTGGGCCTTGAGGTTGCCGAAGAAGTCGCCATTGAGCGGCGAGTTGCGGTCGTGTGGGATTAAGTTCTTGTCCTTGTCGAGCACCTCGGCACCGGCGTTCCACGGCGCCAGGAACACGTTCTTCGGCATCAAGCCTTCTTCGATCAGCCGGTTGGACTCGGCCTTGACCCCAGCACCAACACCGATCGAATCATACTGTAGGTCTACAACACCGCAATCTCGACAGGCCTCAACCGCGCGCCGCGTTGTCTTGCCGGTGTCGCGCTCGCCCCATTCATCAACCGACTTGAGCACGACGCCCTTGCGCTTGGCCAGCGCGTTGGTGTCGAGCCCGGCATCGGCGACGTCAAGGGCCGCGGCCCACATGCCCGAGTCGTTGAAGCTCAATTTCTTATCAGCGTCAATCGCAGCGCTGACCCACTCGGCCGGAATGATGACGCCCTCAACCGAAGCAGCGTAATTGCGGTCTACCTCTTGGGCGAAGATGTGGAGCAGACCTTCCTGCTCCTTGTGCGATTTCTCCTGATCGTACCACTCTTGCGTCTTGAGTGGGTGGTCACGCCAGTCCATTACGAAAACATTGGTACGGCCCTTAACCGCGGGATGACCCGGCACCCAGTCAACACCGGCTTCACGCTTGCGGTGGAAGATCGTTCCCAAGCCGTGGACTGAACTCAGGTCTATCTGCACGCGCGTATTGCCAGACAGCGAAGCTTCAATCATTTCGGCGTGTTCGTAATGTGCACTCTCGTCCTTGAAGTAGACAAGCTTCCTGCCACCGCGGCCTATGTTGTCGCCGCCTTCGCCGGTAATCGACGACCCGTTCTCGGGATTAAATATCCGCATGTGAGCAGCGTGACTGCCAGGATCAAATCCCACAGGCAAGAACTCAGGCGGTAGCTCGCGCAAGATCATACGCATCTTTTCGAAGATCGTGTCGGCGTCGCCCAGTCTGTCAACCAGTTCGGCCTTGCGACTGCCCCAGCCGATCGAGGCACCGGGCACAAAGCGCCATAGCCAAACTGAGTAAGCGCAACAAAGCCACGTGGCTCCCATGTCACGAGATTTCTCAACCAGTCCGCCTTCTTCCGCAGCAATGCATGCTTGAAGAAATTCTACGAACTCTGTTTGCCGTTGAAACAAGACAAAGGGTGGCCGTACCATCGCGGCGCCCGTAGCGTTGCGAGGATCATAAGTATCACACCAATGCGAAATGAACTCAGCGGGGTTTTCTTTGTAATACTCGAGAGAGCCAAAATGATATGCGGGCTCTTTCCGCATCCGAACAATCTGCTCTTGACGCCAAGCCAGAACAGCGGTGTAGTCAGGGGGCCACGCGTCGAGCCGGGAACGGCGAGACGTTGCTATCCGGTTTGATAGTGCTGGCATACAGTTCCTTGGCCTTATCCGGCGTCATCTCCTTGGAAATCTTTTCCACTTCGCTGACTTCCAGCTGGCCTTTGAACTCGATCGACTGGAACCGGGGATGTACGTAAGGAGCCGCATCGACAGCGCAACGTTGGGCGTTCTCGCGTGCGGCCAGAAAATGCGTGGCTATCTTATTAACTTCGGATAACGCTTGCTTGACTTTCTCTTTACCTTTGATTGAAGAAATACGAGCTAGCTGTTGCTCAAGCACTTCTCCTAAGTCTTTTCCTTTGTCCCACCAGAAGTTCATGTTGTCGACCATGACGTCGAGCGGGGTACGATTAGCCAGGGCTAACTCGATGGCTTTGCGTCTCGACATCTTGGTCAGCGCACCCGGAGGACGGCCGCCTTTCTTGCCATTCTCTCTTGCGGTTTCTGGGCTACCTGACATCGGTTAGATCCAAGCCATATCCATAGCCATTTCGTTATACCGAACCCACGACAATCGGGCCGCGGCGAGCTTCAAGGCGCACTGGTGATTGATGAGTTTCAGCAGCTTGTATATAAGAGGAGCCGGCGGGTGTCAATGGTACTCGGGAGAGGATATGACGCAAGCGTGAAACCGGGCATATAAGCCGGTCAATTGCGAGTTGGTGCAGCACATCAATGTCGCGTCCCAGCTTACGACATAGCCTCCAATACCCCCTCGAAGGCCTGAACTCAACCCCTCCTTCACGCCCGCTCACGCGTATCCCGTATTGGATTGCGCGCATCGTCGTTGGCACCATCTGCAAATAAGAGTGAAATCGACCCAGTTCTTCTTTCTCGATCAATCCTCGTAAGTAAAGCACTCCCGCAAGATGGCCTGCAAAGGGAGAAACACTTTGCACTACAGACACCCCGAAATCCCTCACACGTATCAAAGCTGTTGGGTATCTTGCGTCAAGTTTGTCATACCTCAGTCGACCTCCTTTGGTTCGAGGTCCTTGCTTACGCGGCCTTCCTCGAGCCATGCTTTGGTCTCCTTGATCATCCCCCACACTAAACACTCAAACCCTTCCTCGTCAACCCACTAAAAAAGCGCCCATCAGCTAATGCCAATGGACGCTTTGTTTTAGTTCACGCCGCCGTTGCTGTTGCCTTAGGCTTTTCACCCCTCAGCAATGCCTTCGCCCACATCACGCCTTTCGGAGTGAGCATCCAGGTATCGCCCACAGTCATACCCGCAGGCACTTTGGCGCGACGCAACTTAGCGCGTGCCACTTTCGGGTCTATCTTCAACTCCGTCGCGATCTTCGACAACGCAACGCCGGCTTTCTTGGTATCAGTCATAGCCATCTCCCGTTAATGGTGTGTCGTCATGACAACACCCTGATGCACCCGTCTCCAGGTGCATCGAGCTGATGTCTTTACTTGATTGCTTCATACCTCCCATCTGGCAATTTGTGTATCTTCTTGTTGCGAACGGCCACACTTAGTGACGGACTGCAGCTGTTGCCCGCAAAACCACGACGCACAAATTCTTTGGAAATTTCATCATGACTTACGGGACGCTTGGCATTGGTAAAAATCTCCTTGATCAAATCGTCAGACCTGATCCCCTTGTCTCTTTTTCCGCCAACATAGGCGTGCGACTTCACCGGCTTGACAATCGCTTCTTTGATTTCGACGATCTCCGCAGTGCCGTCGGTTACCTCTAGTAACGTTGACAGAGCCCTCTGTCCATTGACACGAAGATGAACGTTGAACACTTTTTCCATCTCTCTCTCCCGTTGAGGTGCTCAGTGCACCGTGACACGACAGACACGCTGCCATGTTTCAAAACCCTTTCGGCTTCACAATCCTGAACTCTTGTCCGAACAGGTAAGTATTCGACTGCCATCAACGGTGGCAGTCGTTGATGTAGCGCACACTCATTTGGCGTTCCTGCGTCTCGATTCCAGTATCGCCTATAGGATAGTGCGCTGTCGTCAAAATCTTCCACTCCTCATCATCGTCTTGACGACACTGCAACTCGATCCGCGCCGTCGTCAAGATCTTCCACTCGATCCGTTTCATTTCACTCTCCCATAACTACCCCAGCGGTGATCGCCGCAGCGAGCCGGATCAGTGAACGTCACTTCGGCGAACGTGTCAGCCATGAGCCCGATGATGCGATAGACTTCATAAGCATTCACCGCAATCACTAGCAAGTTCATGTACCCCCTGCGCGCTATCGAAGGCGAGGCATACAGTTCAGTCTCGCCACGTCCCTGTATCTTGGTCACAACGGTCATTTCTTCCTCGCAGTCGCGGCTTTCGATAACGTCCGCTTTTTCGGTGCAGTCTTTGCCTCGGCGGCTTCGGCGTCGACCATGGAAACATCTCGCTTTTTCACATCGGTCTTCCATTTCTTCTTGTCTTTCTTCGACAAGGACCATGTCGTCTCCTCCGGAGGTGGTATACTCAATCCCTTCGGCGTGGGCTTCGTGCCGGGTGTCCCTTTCGGCGGCGCCTTAGCCGCCCCGGCTCTCAGCAGTCCCTCGATGCGACCAGCCGTCGTCGTGTCGAACGCCCAACCACACGCGGGCTTGGGCTCCTTCGCCGATCGTAGTATGGCTCGCGCCTCACGTGGCAGCAATCCAGCTTTCTTGGCAATGTCTCCCACGCTGATCAGTCCGTCACGCGCTGGACGTTTCGGTTGCCTTTCTTTCTTCAATCCTTTCAGTCGTTCCGTCGTCGCGGCCTTTTTCTTCGTCGCTTCAGCCTCCTGGTATTTTTTCCAGTCCTCGTCGCTCATTCCCTTCGGCCTCAACCAATCACGTCGCTCGCCCGTAGGTTCAGCCAACTTGATCGTCGGGTTCTTGCCTTCAGCGACGATCGCCGCGATGCGCGCCTTGTTCTCTTCGGTGGGCTTTCCCCTAGCCAAGAACTTGGGTATGCTCCCATCCGCAGGTATCTCAAGTTCCTTAGTCATATCATCGCTCCTTTGATGTTGTGATAAAAGCGTGATGCTCCTATCTTGTCAATCATTTCCACACTCTCGCGACGCTTACCACAACGCAACTCTATAGTGCCAACGCGATAGACTGCAGTCCACGTGTTATCATCCCACACGTACTTCAACGGTGTGCCCCCCATGAACTCTTCGAGTGTCGTCATCGGGCGTGCTCCAGAGCAAGAGCGAAGGCCCGTTGCTTCAGCCTTGCCTTTGGGCCTAGCCACGCCGTCCTCAACTGTTGGAGCATCAGACGTGACGCCATCGCCATCGCGCTGGCCGCCTCATTCTCGCTCGCGCCTTTGTCGCGCGCCAGCCTCAGCAGCTTGCGTATCCTATCCCGTATCTTTTCCATGTTTCACCTTCTCATCCCAAGATGATATCGTTCGGGCAGTTGATGCCCTTATCCGTCTGCGTGAAGAACGCGCATCGCTGATAACGCGATAGCATTGTTCTCTCACCCGGCAATACCTGAGGCGTAATCTCGAAGATCACGAGCCAGCCTTTTTCAACAGTCAAGATGTTTTGGATCTTGACGTCATACATCGAGTGAGAACGATCAAGCTGCGCCTGCACCGCCATCATTAAAATTTGCATATCCATCTCCCGTTGTTGTCATCGCACACTATAACGCCGCAGGCCTCTCGACCCGCGACGTTAGGATTTGCGTAGACATTCACACCCGCCACATGTCGACGTTGAGGCTACTGCCCATCGTCATGTGCGCGACGTTCCTTTGAACTGTCTCCGCGTTGCTGATGTGATTTTTATCTTCTCGAGCGCGCCCAGCGTCGTTCCACTGGCTGCGCAGGGCGTTAGCCCTTTACTGACCCAGCTCCTCCTACTGCGACTTGCGGGCGGCTTGGGGCGAACGTGTCAGGATCGCATGCCTGTCTCCGCGTGCAGCCCCGGGGGGGCGTGGCGGGATCGGTGTTTTATGCTCTTGGACCCAATCCTTGTCCCGTAGCCATCAAGTGGCATATCCATACTACCATATCCGCATGCCTTGTCAACAATAAAGATATGCCGGTGTATCCGGTATATCCGCATGGGCATATAGGATAGTATTCCTATATCAGTTCCTTCAGCTGCTTCTCGATCTTCGCTGCTTCGTTCGAAGGCCAGGCCCAGCCAGCGTCCTTCGGCCTCTTCACCTTTGCCTTTCTCAGCTTCATACGTGCGACGCGCGGTGTCCATTTATTACGAGTGCACATGTCGGCTAAGGTAACGAGACCGGGCTTTTTCATCACAGCCTTCTTCGCGTTCGTCGACGTAGCCGATCCCGGCACCTTATCGTTCGGAGGCCAATGCCCGCTCAAGAATGCCTTCACCGCTCGCAATTGTTCACTACTCAAACTCGGCACCCTCTCCATTTCAACTAGGTCTTCCAGGTCATCTGCCTTGATGACAAGGACGCCTCCTTTCGCCGTTGCCTCTTCAGGCGACTCCCAACGCAGGGGTTCGTTTTGGAGAACCGCCTGCACGAAGGCCGCTGCATCTCCCTTCTCCATGAAGTTGTCGCTGTAGAGACGATGTCCTAGCTCGCACATGACCGAGTACTTAGCAGGCCGCTTAGGTGGTGATGGTGATCTCATGATAATCTCCCGTTGAGAATCACGACTCTGCGCCTGTACGGCACGTCTTGTCAACATCGCGCGCGCACGCGCGTACATAAAAAAGGTGGCATATTATTATTTTAGGGGTTTTTGTGTCTTTACGTGCCATTTTTTTGTGTGTGTAGGAAAGTTGGCACGCATCGCGAAGCAAGTTCAATGTTCACCGGCACTTCTGTAATTTAGAGAGAGTTGAAATGCCACCGCGTTATGCCCCTTTGGCATTTTAAAGTTAAAATGCCAACCCATCACTTTTTGCCTTTAAATGCCAACTTCCAAGTCGATGTTCGACCCTTTCCATAACCGGTCAATTTCTTCTTCACTCCGAGCTCTTCTGAGGCGCGATAAAGGGTGCGGCGCGATATGCTCCTCTTCTCCGCCATGACCTCCAGTTCGCCCACTTTCACAGCACCATCTTCGAGCTCTCGCTTAAGGAACTCGATCGCCCCGTCGCGCTCGTGATTGCCGCCGCCTTTCGACGTTGCGAGTATCTCGTCGCTGCTCAGGTTGACGAAACCCCCCCAAGCAAAGCGAGACCGATCATTCTCCTTCAGCGTATCGGGCAAGGCATCGATGGTGAAGGTCAGCGCTTGCGGTCTCTTGGCCAGATTGAGCTTCGTCACCGAGACGACCTTGATCTCGGCGTCTTCGGGGTCCGTGCCCACCGTCATGACGATGCGCGACACTCCGGTGAAGGCAATCGATCCCTGCCCTCTATACAATGCGCTCACCCCGGCGTTTCCTTTCGTCAAGTGGCGCACGATCACGACCGAGCAATCAAAACGACGAGCGATATCTTTAAACACGGCCAGCGCTTGCGTCGTCTCGCTGCTCTTGTGCGTATCGGCCTTGCCTATGTAGAGGTTCACCGTGTCGAAGAACACCGCCACCGGCTTGAGCTTTTCGATCGCCTCGTAAACATGCCCGAGTGCCGGGGCGTCATCGATGCTGAACGGCTCTTCCTCTTGATAAAAGTCCCCCATGTTCTTGCAGCCGTTATACTTGAGCCTTTTCTTCGTCACCGTCGCTGCGGTGTTTTCAATGTCGAAGTAAGCTACCTTTCCTTTTACATGACGCGTCATCTCCTTCTTGACGCTCGGCATGCGATCTCCATCGACTAAGCCTTTCGCCACCATCTGACACAAATAGCTTTTTCCCACGCCCGGGTCCCCTTCGATGATGGTCACTTCGCCCCTCGCTAAGTAGGGAAACCATAGCCAATTGATATTTTCTTCTTCGACATCGTCCATGTTCGTTGCTAAGAAAGTATAGCCGTTCTTGTGCGCCGGAGTTTCCTCTTCTTTCCACTTCTTCCCCTTGAACTTCTTGGCATACACCTTATCCAGCTCACGGTTGAGTTGATCATCTTCTCCTGCTCGCCCTCTGAACTTGTTCCAAGGCGACGCCTTCAGCAATATGAACGCTTCTTCTCGACTTACCCCGGCCTCAATCAAATCATTCTCGAGGCGCCAGAGAACCTCCGACCTCTTACCCGGAGTGGGCTTTCCCGACATGAGCTCATGACGTGTCTGCGCCGGTAGACTCTTTTCATATTTTTTGAATATCGTTGCTGCCCCTTCTCCCATCTCATCGTCTTCTTCATCTTCAGGCAGCATCTTCTCGATATCGCGCAACCTCCACGTTGGGCCATCATCCCATAGCTCTCGTACGCGCGGATTGCTTTGATATTTATAGTTGGTCGTTCCCGGTATGCGAAGCACCTGCGTCACATCATAGCCCGCCGGGTCCGCCCCTACGAGCGAGGTGAGGCGCTTGTTGATGCTCTCAGTCACCACTTGATCGGTCAACCACAGACCTACCCAACGCCCGGGCGACGACTCGATGGCGATCGTGGGCTTCGGTCGCATCTTGTGAGGGTTCGCTTCATCGAGATCAGCCCAGAGCATCTTAGGCAACTCGACGAACTCTTTCCTCCGCTGTGGATGGGTTAATCCGCACACGCACCAATAAATGTCCTTGTCGGAATTGTCCTTCAAAAACTCCCGAACGTCTCCGAGCTCGCTCCTCTTAAAAAAGTTGTCTTTCCAACGCCCCATGGCGTTTTTCGTCGAGACACAAAAAAATTTGCCGGGCTGCTTCTTCCACAGTTCAATGATTGTTTGCATGGAGATCCCGTTGAGGCGGCGTTGACAGCGAAGAACGTAACGTAATAAGCTCTCGCGTGCAACTGACGAGATTTAGCACGGGAGCCCAGCCATGAAATGCAACTTCGTCGTCGGACAGAAAGTGGTCTGCATCACCGGCGAGTGGTGGAAGATCTTTGAGTCTGGCGCCGTCCGGACACAAGGACCCGCCAAGGAAGCCCTTAAGGCGGCATGGCGCTGCGCCCAGCATTTGCTGGTGACTTTTGAAGAAGTAAGGAGAGTGGCATGAGCACACTTGACAATTTAAAGTGTCCTAACTGCGGACATATCATTCCTCTCACCGATCTACTTTCGCATCAGATCGCTGAACGAACACGCGAAGAGATGCGTGCTGAAGTACTCACCCAGCAAGAAGACATCACTGCCCGTGAGCAACGCCTTAAAAAGTCCGAGCTCGTAGCTGAGCGAACAATCGCAGATCGTGTAGCCGTGGCCACTAGGCAAGCTACGGCGACTGCTGAGGAGGCAGCTCGATCTGCGGTGTCCGCCGAGGTAGAGTCCTTGCGTCAACAAGCGGCGTCGGCTGACAAACAACGACGCGAGGCGCAAGCCTCCGAGCTTGCGTTGCGTAACCGTGCGCGTGAGTTGGAGGAGCGCGAGCAGTCCCTCGAGCTAGAGGTTGCGCGTAAGCTTGACACTGCTCGCGCCGATCTAACGAGTGAAATCACTGATCGCCTGGATAATGAGCGCCGCCTCAAAGACGCCGAGAAGGACAAGCGTCTTAGTGATGCTCTCACTACGGTAGAAACCTTACAGCGTCGTCTCGAGCAAGGCTCGCAACAAACGCAAGGCGAAGTACTAGAGCTAGAGATTGAGAAAACCCTCGCCGCTACGTTTCCCCTCGATCGCATCGAGCCCGTGCCTAAAGGCGTCACTGGCGCCGACGTCTTGCATTGCGTCCTCGATCGCTCCGGGGCTCAGGCGGGCTCCATCATCTGGGAGATCAAGCGGACCAAAGCGTGGAAAGACGAATGGCTGCCAAAGCTAAAGTCTGACCAGCGAACGGCTAAGGCGGACATCGCCATCATCGTCAGCACAACAATGCCTGACGCTGTGAAGACCTTCGCTCATGTCGAAGGAGTATGGATCGTGTCACTAGACCACGCCATGGCCCTCGCCGCTGCCTGTCGTCTTCAGCTCATGGAAGTTGCCCAAGTTCGCGCCTCCTCGGTGGGCAAGAAGGAGAAGATGGAAGTCATCTATGACTATCTCTCCGGCCCCGGCTTTCGCCAACGTGTCGAAGCAATCGTCGAAGCCTTCACCGAGATGCAAGTCGATATCGCCGAAGAAAGGCGTGTTGCCGAGCGGCGTTGGTCTAAGAGGGAGAAGCAAGTGATGCAAGTTATCTCAAGCACGTCAGGCATGTACGGCGATCTCCAGGGCCTGATCGGGGCTTCCTTACCCGACATCAAACTCCTTTCAGCACCGGAGGCCGAGTGATGGCCATTGCCGGCGACTACGGTGTGCGACAGAATAATAAGCCCCATCAGCATGGCTTTTACCCTACACCTTCTTATGCCACCGAAGCCCTACTCGAGCAAGTAAAGTTTACCGGCAACGTCTGGGAACCCGCTTGCGGCAAAGGCGATATGGCAAAGACATTGCGAGCCGCCGGCTATTCCGTGACCGCTACAGACCTACATGATCGAGGCTTCGGTCGATCGGGCATTGACTTTTTAGAGGAGAAGGGACCAAAATCATCGGACAACATCATCACCAACCCGCCTTTCTCCCTCGCCGAAGATTTTGTCCGTGTTGGTCTCGTGAAATCTCGTCGTAAGTTAGCGCTCTTTTTGCGTCTAGCCTTTCTCGAAAGTATGGGCCGGTATGAAGATATCTTCACTTGTACCCCTCTGGCTAAAGTAATCGTCTTTTCTCAGCGAGTGACGTTGATGCCTCCCATTCGTCGCGCTAATGGCAAGATGAAGGCCACATCGGCCACAGCTTACGCGTGGTTCGTCTGGGATCATAAGCACAAGGGACCACCCACTCTCCACTGGACAGGAGCGGTTAAATGAACGTTGTCGTCGAGGGGATAGATAACTCAGGCAAGTCTACCCTGATTAAATTTCTTACTGCGGGTTTTCCCGATTGGTCAGTGCAACCAAGTGAAGGACCGCCTAAGTATGAAGGCGAAGTAGATGTCCGTATCGAGCGCTATGCTCTGATGCCGCACACTATCTTTGATCGTCATCCCGTCGTCAGTCAGACGATCTATCGCACCATACGCAGTGGACATGACGCCGCCGGGATGCGCGACGAACTCGTCCAGCAGTTCTATGACTCAAGGCCTTTTTTCATCTACTGCGATCCAGTTGGACGAGGCATGGCGGGTCACACCTTCAACGATGGCGTTGACACTGAGGACCACTTGCGTCAAGTTCGCGAAGGTTACGACAAGATGCTCACGCTTTATCGAGCTTGGGCCATTCAGCACGCACATCTCATTTATCGCATCGGCGACTCCATGAGCTTCATCGCTGATTGCGTTGAACGAGCTATCTACCGCAACGGGAGCAACACATGAACATGATCGACGACATCGCAGAGTTTCATGAGAAGTTTGAACTTGCTTACTCCGGCCCGCCGAGAAAACTACCCGCCGACCTCGGGGCTTTTCGCATCAAGTTCTTGGAAGAAGAACTGAACGAATACTGCGACGCCCTCACTCGAGTTCAAGAACTCGACGCTTTGGTGGACCTTGTCTATGTCGCGTTGGGGACTGCCTACCTGCATGGATATAATTTCGAGGAAGCTTGGCGCCGCGTACACGGAGCGAACATGAAGAAGGTTCGCGCAACGCACGCTGACCAGAGCACGCGAGACTCCACTCATGACGTGGTGAAGCCTTTGGGGTGGCAACCGCCCATCCTCTCTGATCTCGTTTGACCGGCGAGCTGTTATCCCGTGGTGACCCGGTCGAAGCCCCGCCGCTCTGTCGTCGCGTCTCGCGGTCGGCAGGGCGGCGGTACGCTTAGGGAAGAGTGGGTTCAGCATTGCCTGGACGCCTCAGGCCAAGTAGCCGATTTATATTCAGGCTGCCGCAAGATTCTGAGACCCATGACTTTGCACTTCTCCTCTCTTGACGACTCTCTCCAACTCCGAGACGCCGGCTACACCAAAAGCAAGCTGACGATGTTGACCAAGCACTATCTTCACGAAGAGAGCCGTAACGTCGCTCTTCAGCTGTGGAACAAACGAAAAGAGCAGGGCAAGTATGGGAGCGTAGGTTTCACGACCTATGCCCACTTCGTCAAAGGAGGCTCCATCGACGCCAAGCGATCGAAACGTGCCAGTGTTTTTGGCCCCTGCATCCAATCTGTAGTCATCACCTTACTCACCAAGAAAACTTATACCATTGACGTTTTCTATAGGACCACGGAGCTCTTTAAGAAATTTCCCGCCGATCTTATCCTTCTCCGGGATGTCCTTCTCTCGCCGTTTGACTTTAAGGGTCTTGAGTGTCGAGGTGTCACAGCCCACTTTGCGAACGTCACCATTCATCCTATGTACTTCGTAACGATCATCCCCCACCTAAACGATCCGCTACGAATCATCGATGCTATCAAACGAGCTGATGGCTTCTTCGCCAACTGGCTGGTCAAGTGGAGCGCTCGTTATCTCTGCCCCGAGCATCGTCGTGGGATTGAGAAATTTAGTCAAGCGATGCGCGTGCGTAAGGATGCCCTTGAGCGCATCAGCCACAAAAGGCAACGCGAGCTTCAAGTCTATCTACGAAAAAACCACCCGGGCTTTCGCAATAACTATGTTGATCCTGATGGAGATGACAGTGACGACCTTCAATAGCTTTCCCGAAGCCATCGACTACGCCCTTGACCAGATGCGTCTGCGTAGCTTACTCGTGCATCGCGGGAAATGGCAAGGCATCGACGTCTCGCGAAAGCCGGATGCCGCAACACATGAGCTGCATCACTTTACCATGAAAGTTCCCATGGTCCTAAAAGAGCTAGGTTTTTATCGCCGAGAGATCAAACCTAACCTTCCCTGGGCCGACAATCACTTCGAAGAACGAGTGGATGGAAATCCCCTCAACCCGGGCAAAGAATGGCGAAATTGGCCGTGGGGCGCCAGCGCCGATAAGTCGCGCATAGATCCACTGAGCGTCGGTGATCCCGGCCCAGAGCGAATCTTTGATCACACTTACGCCATGCGTTACTGGCCTAAGTACGCTGGCATGTACTCAGGAGGCATCTTGCCTGAAGATGGTGTCTTGACTCCACCATCCCATCGGGGTATTTACTTCCCCTACGGTGATCTCGATGATGTCGTGCTCGAGCTAAAGGAAGATCCCACCACACGACAGGCGATATTACCAGTGTTCTTCCCCGAAGATACGGGCTACCAACCAGGCCGTCGCAAGCCCTGCTCGCTTTTTTATCATTTCATGCTCACCGGCAATTCACTCGATATCTCTTATCAGCTTCGTTCGTGTGACCTCGCCCATCACATGCGTGACGATATCTATCTCACCGTGCGCCTCCTCCTGTGGGCTCTCGATCAGCTACGTCTCATGGACCCAGCTCAGTGGACTGGTGTATTGCCTGGCGTCTTTGTCTTGCAGATCGCCAATTTGCACATGTTCCGCAATGATTACATTCAACTGACTAAAGAGCACGGGGTGTCGGATGAGAATTAGCCGAAATCAGCTGTGGATGAAACATGCCGAGGTAGAGGCTCTTCGATCGACGTGTTACCGACGTAGCGTTGGGGCTATTCTCGTCGCCGATAATCGCATCATAAGTTCTGGGTATAACGGTCCCGCCTCGGGAGAGCCTCACTGTACAGGTAAGAATTGTCCAAGTTCAGCTGGCTGCCATCGTGCGGTGCATGCCGAAGTGAATGCCTTTGAGCGTCTCTCCTCGTGGGATAGGCGTCGAACTTCAGGCAAGGCCCTCTATGTCACCGAGAGTCCTTGCCCGGACTGCGCCGCGATCATTATCAAAGAGAAGGTTGAGAAAATATTTTATCTCAACCAGTATCGCCTTGTTGAAGGCATTGACCTTCTCGTCGCTGCCGGCGTCGAAGTCTATCGCATGACCCCCGGCGGGTACACTATCAATTATTTGACCAACGAACTTGTCGCATGAGTGAGTTCGATCCCATCAAAGCTATTCGTGAAGAGATCACCGGCTTGGTCGAAGTCAGCAAAGCGATCACCATTCGTGAACGTCACGCTGAGGAACAACTGGGTCAAGCCGAGATCGAGTTGAACGCTCTACGCAAATTGGGGGGCTTCGCCAAAGCCGAACTCGAGCGTAAGCGAGAGGTACTGCGACGCCTAACGGAACAACAATGAAACGTGACGCGCACTGTCAGCTCTGCATCCTGCACGAAGAGGCAAAGCACGTCTGTCTTCTCGGACAAGGGCCGGAGCCGTGCAATGTCATGGTGATTGGAGAAGCCCCGGGCGCTAGCGAAGATGAAACGGGAAAGCCCTTCGTTGGACGCGCAGGAAAGTTGCTCGACGAAATGCTCGAAGAAGTGGGACTTCCTCGCAAGAAACTATTTATCACCAATGCCGTCAGTTGTCGTCCGCCCGACAATCGTACGCCCAAGAAAAAGGAAATCGAAGCGTGTAAAAAGTGGCTTGACTATCAAATCGCCACAATCAAGCCTAAGTACGTGTTGCTGCTTGGGGGTGTTGCCCTTCAAGCTGTGCTTGGATTAAAGGGGATCAAGAAATTACGGGGACGACCCATCGAACATCAAGGAATGATTGTGCTGCCCACCTATCACCCTTCTTATATCCTACGAGGTGACGGTCGAGATCGTCCCACAGTCGAAGCAGACTTGCGCGTCTTTCGCGAGATCATTGAGTATGGGGGAATCCCTCGAGAGGAAGGATTGAACTCGATCATCGTCGATAGTTGGAAGCGAGTTGATCAGTTCATTGAAGCACTCTCAGGCATCGTGTCCTGTGATATTGAAACGACCGGACTGTATCCGTGGGATGAAGGGGCGGCGATTGTTACTCTGGGCTTCGGAACCGCCGCCGGCGAGTTCAGTCTTTTCATCAATCACTCTGACAGCCCCTGGTCAAAAACAGACGTCAAAAAAATCATCGATCGTATCAACAAGAAGCTAGACGACTGCATCCTTGTCTTTCAAAACGGCAAGTTCGACTGCCTGTGGTTACTTGTTCACTATGGCGTCAAGTGGTCCAATGACTTCGATACTATGTTAGCCCATTACTTGACAGACGAAAACAGTCCTCACGACCTGGAATTTCTGGCTCAGCTATTCTTCGGGGCTCCCAAGTGGGACATCCCCCTCGAAGAAAAGCAAGGCAAAGCTTCGATGGAAAAGATTGCGAGCTATCACGCTCATGACCTTTTTTATACTCGTAGACTGTACTTCAAGCTGAAAAAAGCTTTATCGAAAGACCCTCAGGTAGAAAAAGTTTTTAACAAACTATTGATGCCCGTCGCTCGCTTGTTCGTCGAGATGGAATGCCATGGGTGTTTTATCGACCACACTAAGCACGTGGAGGCAGAGAAGTTTCTCAACAATGAGATCCGTGTCACCACCAAGAATTTGAGCAAGTGGGGCGACATCAATTGGGCGTCGCCTAAGCAAGTGGGTGAGTTGCTTTATGGAAAGCTAAAGCTCAAGTGTCCAATGAAAACAAAGAAAGGGGCTAACTCTACCGCCGAGAGCGCCCTCAAGCAGATTGATCACGATTGCGTCGCCGACCTGTTGCGGTTTCGAGGGGCTAAGCAGCAACTGTCCTTTTTCGTTGACGGATGGAAGCCTTACATAGTCGATCATCGCATCCACCCTAGTTTCAAGCTACACGGCACGGTCACCGGTCGTCCTTCATGCGAACACCCCAATTTCCAGCAAGTGCCCCGTGACACGCGCATCCGGTCTCAAATCACTGCACCTCCCGGCTATGTCCTTCTCGAAGCTGATTTGTCCCAGATAGAATTACGTCTTATTGCCGAGATCTCCCGAGACCCTAGTATGATGAAGGCCTTTCGTGAGGGAGTAGACATTCATTGGCTAACTGCCATGCGTGAGTTAGAACGAGGGGCGGGCCAAGCTGAACTAGTTATTGAAACGGCTAAGACGCTCAGTCAACGCCGAGGGCCGATGAAATATGGCGAGGCGATCGAGATTTTGCTCGAAGCCGGTCCTGATGCCGCCCAAGAAGTCGACAAGGTGTGGAAGGAATTGCGCAAGAAAGCTAAGGCCGTCAATTTTGGGTACTCATACGGAATGTGGTGGAAGAAGTTCATCATCTACGCCCGAGATAACTATGACATGAAGATCTCACCGGAGGAGGCACAGGAAAGCCGTAAATCCTTCTTTGACTTGTATCGCCTTGAGGACTGGCACAGCGATCAACGTCGGTATGCTCGCCGCCATGGCTTTGTAAGGTCGTTATTTGGGCGAAAACGTCGTCTCCCTCAGGCCTTATCCTACGAGGATACCCCTGAACGTGCTGAGGCGCTAAGACAGGCGATCAACAGCCCGATCCAGAGCTGTGCGAGCGACCTTAACCTTGCAGTGCTCCTTCAGATGTCCTCTGAGTTCTCGCGCCTTGTCTTTCAGCCTACTGTCACCGTTCACGACAGTATTCTCATTGAAGTTCGTATTGACGCAGTAGACAGGGTCGTGCGACGCATCGAAGAAATCATGACAGGTCCTGATATCCTCAAAGACTTCGGGATTGAGTTCACGGTCCCCATCTGCGGAGATACGAAGTTAGGCCCCTGGGGCAGTGGCGTGAGCTACGAAAAATGGAAACGGGAGAGACAGCATGTTTAGAGTCAGTCAAAGCAAAATCAACACCGGCCGTCGGTGCCTTCAAGCATTCAAGTACAAATACCACGATCGTCTACGTCGAAAGGCCAAGGCACGGCCGTTGCAATTTGGCTCCATCATGCACGAGTTGATTGAAGTGCATGTTGAAGGCAAAGACCCTTTCAAGAAGCTCGACGAGATCGCCAAGCAGAATGTTCGACTATTTCGTGAGGAGCGAGAGGCTTACGGAGAAATTGTTGCCGATGCTGGCTATATCATGCGGGGCTATCTGGAGCACTGGAAAAAAGACCCACTCGTCATGTTGCCCCACGACGGAAAAAAGGCGGAGATCGAGTTCGAGATCGAGCTTACTACCGACATCGTCGCCACAGGTAAACTTGACGGTGTAGCGAAGTCGCGCAAAATGAACTGGCTTGTTGAGCACAAGAACAACAAGCAATTCCCCGACGCCGACCATCGTTGGCGGAACCTTCAGTCAGCGGTCTATATCCGTTTCATCGAAATGTTGGGATGGTGGAGTCTCGAAGGAACCCTGTGGGATTACATACGATCGAAACCTCCCACTAGGCCGGAGTTGCTCAAGTCGGGCAAACTAAGTGAGAAAAGGCTGGACTCTCTTCCTCAGGTCGTGATCGACACGATCAAGAAGCATAAACTCAATCCTCGAGACTACAAAGATCTGATTGACTCGCAGACACTCAACATGTCAACTTGGTATCAACGCGTCTATACTCCAACCAAGAAGGCGGTCGTTGATAACCTCGTCCGTGATTTCACCCTTTCGGCTCGTCATCTAAGGGATACTAATTTCGACAAGCCCGTCCCGCGCAGTATAGATAAGCACTGTACCTGGTGCGAGTTTGAGCCTCTCTGTCGAGCGGCTCTACAAGGTTCCGATGAAGATTACGTGAAGGAGCACGAATATGTCATCCGTAAAGATGAAGCTAAAGAAACCACTGAAGAAGAGACCCGAGACTGATGAGGACGACGGTGATATCCACCCGCGTCCCATCAGCTTACTCAATCGTCCGCGGTCTTGGGCGATCTATGGTAAATCCGGTAGTGGCAAGACCACATTCGCGGCAACTTTTCCCAAGCCCATCTTGTTGTTGGATGTGCGCGATCAAGGTACCGACTCTATCGCTGATCATGACGACATCGATATGGTCGAGATCGACTCATGGGAAAGATTCGAGGAAGCCTACTACTATCTAAAAGCTAATCCTAAGAAGTACAAGACGGTGGTGATGGACACTATCACTCAGCTTCAGCAGGTGTGTCTCGAGTATGTGATCAGCGACAAGAAAAAAGACACTACCCGAGTCGGCGACTGGGGATCAATGACTAAGCGAGACTGGGGCACTGCTTCCGGTCTGATGAAGGATTGGATCATCAATCTACGAAACTTGCCCATGGAGGTCGTGTTCCTGGCGCAAGAACGCATCTCCGCCACCGACGAAGACGAGGTAGATGACTCCGACAACGCAATTTCTCCGGAGGTTGGACCTCACGTCATGAAGTCTGTGGCGATCGCCCTCAATGCGGCGGTGTCCGTGATCGCTAATACTTTCGTTCGACTGCGTCGGTTCAAGAAAGACATCAAGGGGAAGAAGGTATCGAAAGAAGAGATTCAGTACTGCCTACGCGTGGGCCCCGGTCCTTACTATTTGACGAAACTTCGTAAGCCGAAAGACGTTCCACCGCCCGCGTTCATTGAAGACGCCTCCTATTCGGATGTCATTGACGTGATCAAGGGCAAATAATTCTCGACTCGGTATCCGGTGGGCCTGTCGGGATAAACCATTCCACCAGCAACAAGGAGTAAACTAATATGGCAAGACCAGCCAGTCGTACAGCGAAGAAGAAACGCACTATCGAAGTTGATTTCAGCGACGTCGAGTCCGGCGGCGGTGGTGGTTTTCATATTCCCGAAGGCGAGTACGGCGTAATCGTTGACTCTGCCGAGGTTGGTATCAGCAGCAACGACAACGAGCAAATTGAGTGGCATTTCAAAGGAACCGATGGAAAGGCGAAGGGGAAGCTATTTTATTTCTATACCCCCCTCGTCGAGCAGGCGCTCTGGAAATTGCGTCAGACACTCGAAGGGCTTGGCGTCGAAGTGCCGGACAGCGTCATGGACGTGGATCTCGATGAACTCGAAGGTCTCGAAGGCACAGCTGTCGTAGAAGACGACGAGTACCAGGGCAAGACCCGATCGAAACTCGCCGCCATCGTTGTTCCCGAGGCCGAAGAGCCGGAGTCCCGTTCGGCCAAGAGTAGCGCCAAGGGCGCCGGCAAGGGTAAGGTCGTCAAGGTGAGTGAGGATGAAGTCAAGGAAATGAGCGAAGATGAGCTCGAGTCCTTGATTGAAAAGCATGATCTGGGCGTCGACCTAAGCGACTACAAAATTCTTCGCAAGAAAATTGCCGCCGTTACCGCGGCTCTCGAAGAAAATGACCTGTTAGATGGCTAAGCCAGAGTCAAGGCTTCAACGAAATATCCGACGGCAGCTAGTCACTGCCGTCGGAGGTCATTGGTATAAAATCTGGGGAGGTCCTTATCAAAAAGCCGGCATCCCCGACCTGCTTGGCTGCGTGAATGGGCTGTTTTTTGGTCTAGAAGTCAAACAGCCCGGAAAGGGAAAGAAATCTAAGCCTTCAGACTTACAAAAGATTGAAATAGAGTTGATCCAACTTGCGGGAGGTTGCGCCGGTGTCGTCACGTCACCCGAAGAGGCCATTGAGTTGGTATCATCGACTATTGCCAGAGCAAAAAGACGCCGCTGATTTTGTAATCAAAGAAGGCTGTGTAGGCCTCTTCTCCCAGCAAAGAACCGGTAAAACCTTTATCTCCATGGCCGTGCTTGAGAAACTGCATTGGCCCACTGTCTTGATCGTCGCGCCTCTCACTGCAGTCGACCTCGTGTGGGTCACGGCTCTTCAACAGTCCCCCTACCTAATCTGCCGTAATCGTGAGGAGCTCAAGGGGGCTTCCGGGCCGGTTGCCCTAGTGGTGCATTGGCAGTTATTCACTAAAACGTCCAAGCAGCTCGCTAAACTGCCTTGGCAAGTCCTTATTATCGACGAGTCGCAGGGGCTTAAGAACCGAAACTCCCTCCAGTCACGGGCTGCCCGTCGATTTCGCGATGCGGTTCCACGACGCATCGCCCTCTCTGGTACCCCGATTGACGAAAGTGAGATCGATGTATGGAGTCAGATGAGGTTCATTGATCACACCGTACTAGGGGAAGACTGGACACCTTTTGCCGAGGAGTACTGCTACAAAGCCGGGTTCATGGGGCATGAATGGAGATTTAATAAAGACAAACAACGGCAATTTCTTGATAAACTAAAGAACCATATCTATCGCTTAACCGTGGACTTTTTGAAGCTCAAACCGATTCAACTTCATCCTGTCCCTTTTCATTTGCTAGGCAATCAACGTAAACTCTATGAAGACATGCGGGACAATGGGGTCATTGAAGTTGGCGGTGTTCGTATCGTGGCTCCTCTTAGCATCACTGTTAAAAGCAAGCTTGAGCAAATTACTGGCGGTCTGATTCTTGATGAAGATGACATTTCAAGACCTACGGGTGGAGCCAAAGCCCGCAAACTAAAGTGGCTGGCTAATCGACTTAAGCCCCCAGTGGTAATTTTCTGCTTGTTCTCACACGAGATTCCCCTAATCCGTAAATCATTGCCTTGGTCTCATATTCGATCCCTTCATGGTGGAATTAAAGGAGAGGAAAGAGTTCAGTTGATCCGAGACTTTCAGGCCGGAAAGGTTGATGCTCTCATCTGTCAATTACGCACTGGCGGGGTAGCCATCGATCTAACTCGATCATGTGAATTGATCTTCTACTCTATTAACCACAGCTTCATCGATTTCGAGCAGGTACTCTTCCGGCTCTATGGTAAGAACCAGAAAAAGGTACTAAATGCTTATCTTTTGTTTGCTGTAGATACAGTTGACGAAGAGAAGATAAAGGTGATAGAAGGTAAAAAGTCATCGGTCTATCAAGTAGTTTCACACTTTGAAAGGAAGTAACGACATGGCAAAAGTTGCTAAGTTTGGCATCGCCCATCTGGCCAAGAAAATGAAGTTGAAGCCCAGCACCGTTCGGATCAAGCTTCGCGAAGCCAAGATCAAGAAGATGGGCAAAAGCTATACTTGGGCCACTGAAGTCGAATTGACAAAAGTTGCCAGCAAGTTGGCCGCCTAAAGTAAGTAACGGGATGTTTTTTCTTCGGGATCAACGTCATGACCTTCTGGACCAATGATCGCACTACTCTACTGAAGCAACTTCACGCTCTCGGTAAAAGTACGCTAGAGATCACCAGGGAGGTCGGAGCCGTCAGTCGCAACGCCATCATAGGCAAGTTGCACCGCCTCGGCATCGTAAGAACTAACTCCATCCGCACCGATCGCGAGCCATCGATCAAGCGCGAGTTTGAGCGAGTGCCGGCCCGACGGTTCAAGAAGGTCAAGTTGAGGCTGCCGCCGAGACCAAATAGGTCGCGATCCACGAAAGGCGGTGTTAACCTATACGATGCCAAGTCGTGGCACTGTCGGTGGATCGAAGGCGAAGCCTCGACAATGTTATTTTGTGGTGATGTTGTGAAGCCAGGCACTTCCTGGTGCGAGGGTCATTTCAAGAGGATGCACCCTCTTTCGAGGGACCGACAGCAATGATTGACTTTCGCCTCGACGAGTACCTGCGGCTCAAGACCTTCGAGGAGCGCAAGGCGTATTGCCTCACGCATGAAGTCAAACAGCGAATCCAAGTCAGGCCCATTGACGACCTAGACTGGGACTACGAAAAGCAGAACAGTTACAGCAACTATGAGCTGAGCGAATGAAAAAACTCATTACCAAACTAACGAAGGACCAGGAAGCCCGTTTCCCGGAGTTCACGCGCAAATGGATAGAGATCGGACTATCGACGAAGCCTGCGGATCGACCGCGCGCCGAGAAAGCCATTGCGGGTTTGTACCGTCTAGCCAGTCTAAAAGAACCGCGCGTGATCTGGCTGCCGTGTCCAATTAGCGCCACTTTGAGCGCAATTGTTTACAGTAATATCATTCAGCACAGATTAGAGCCCACCGCCAAGAAGGCGGTGGACTCGGCGGTGCGCTCGGCGGTGGACTCGGCGGTGCGCTCGGCGGTGGACTCGGCGGTGCGCTCGGCGGTGGACTCGGCGGTGCGCTCGGCGGTGGACTCGGCGGTGGACTCGGCGGTGCGCTCGGCGGTGCGCTCGGCGGTGGACTCGGCGGTGCGCTCGGCGGTGGACTCGGCGGTGGACTCGGCGGTGTACTCGGCTGGCACCGCTTATTTTGGTGGCTCTGTCTGGAACGCAGGATATTCTGCTTGGGCCGACTATTTCAGCGAAGTTTGCGGCATCGCTATTGATCGCAACTTCCTCGAAATGACTGAGAGTTGTGGTTTTTATTGGACACTAGATGATGTTTGTTTTGCTTCAGAGCGGCCATCAGAAATTCATTTAGACGGTGAGGGCCGTCTGCACTATGACACAGGCATGTCGATAAAGTATGCCGGGACAGGTTGGGGCCTCTATCACTGGCACGGAACGCAAGTGCCGCCAGAGTGGATTGTTGAGCGCCACAAGTTGACTTCAAAGATGGCTTTGACTTGGACGAACATTGAACAGCGTCGTGCCGCTTGTGAAATTTTAGGTTGGGATCGCATTCTGACCGAATTGAAGTCCAAGATTGTCGATCGAGACGGCGACCCAGAGATCGGAGAGCTTGTCGAGGTTGAATTACCAGAGATCGGTAAGGAGAGGTTCTTGCGCGTACTCTGCGGCACCAAACGGCAGTTTGCGTTGCCTGTGCCGCCTACTATGAAAACTGCATTAGAGGCCCAAGCATGGACGTGGGGCCTAGACAAAAAGACGTTCATCAAGCCAGAAGTGAGGACTTAATATGAGAACCTTCAAAGACTACTGCGCACAGGGCGACATCTACATCCGCCGCATCAATGCGTTGCCGGAAGCGGTTGTTGCTGTAAAGGCCGAAGCTGGCCGTGTGATCGTGACCCACTCGGAAACCGGCCATCACCACGTCATGAAGGCCGAGAGTGTCACAATGTATCGGTTGCCGGACTCGATAATGGATTGTTTGTTGGTAGTTGACGAGCCAACCGCGCTTGAGCACCTGCGCGAGTTTGACCAGCACGAGCCGATTATGTTTGACAAGGGCATCTACCACGTTCGCCGCCAGCAAGAATATACCCCCGAGGGTCTGCGGCGGGTTGAGGACTAAAAATGCTAGGCTCCAACCCCGATGCCGCCGAGGTCCACCGCTGGCGCTACGAGCGAGCTTGCCGGGAATATGCCGCCGGCGGTTCGGAAGCGGTGCTCAAGGCCAGCCTCAAGTGCGCCGGCTACTACGGCACGCGGCTGGCCGAGGAGCTGAGGTATCAGGTAGGGTTGCGAGGTGGTGGCGTGAAGCAGGTGGTGGGGTTTGCCAGCGGCTTGGCCGCGAGGAGTTGGTGATGGTTGACGTAGTCCTGATCCACCCCAACGGCGTCCACGGCATCTACGGCCAGCTCGGCGATACGCTGGTTAGCCGTGAGCAGCCGTTGTGGCCCCGCTTGATAGCAGGCTACCTGCTTGACCGCGGCGTCGACGTCAAGATCATCGATGCCGAGTGCGAGGGGCTGAGCCCCGGCCAGATAGGCGAACGGGTCGCGGCCCTCAACCCTCGCATCGCTGCTATCGTGGTGTCGGGCCATCAGCCCAGCGCCAGCACCCAGGCCATGCCGGGGGCGAGGCTGGCGGCGGAGGCCATCCGGCAGAGCTACCGAACGTCCGACATAGGCGCCGACCTCGACCGGCAGCCGAAGATCGTCATGATGGGCAACCACCCGTCGGCCCTGCCGGTGCAGACTTTGGTTGAGGAGCCAGTAGACTTCGTGATCGACGGCGAGGGGCCGCTGACCATCATGGGGCTGCTCAACAACGACCCGCTGTGGGAAGTTCCTGGACTGGTATGGTGCAGTACAGAAGCTCTAGAAGCTGGTCGTGCCAAAACCCTGGATGATGTTGTTAAGCAAAACCACCGCGCCCCGCTGCTCGACATCAACAAGGACCTGCACGGCCGCGCCTGGCACCTGCTGCCGCCTCCATCCAAGTACCGCTCGCACAACTGGCAGCGGTTCGACGACCAATCAAAGCGCAGCCCCTACGCCGCCATCTGCACTTCACTTGGATGCGCGTTCACTTGTAGTTTCTGTATGATAAATGTCTTTCAACACACCAACCGCTACCGCATGCGCGACCCGCAAGCTGTGATTGACGAGATGGTGATGCTCAACCGCGACCACGGTGTCGAAACCTTCAAGTTCGTCGATGAACTGTTCGTCTTGAACCGCCGCCACACCAAGGCGATTTGCGAGCGGCTGATTGCGTCGGGCCTGGGCAAGAAGATCAACAGCTGGTGCTACTGCCGCCCCGACTACAAGTTCGAGGTCGGCGAGCTAGGACTGTTCCGCGCCGCCGGCTTTAAATGGTTTGCCTTGGGCATCGAGTCCGGTAGCGCCGAAGTCCGCGACGGCGCCGACAAGAGCATGTCGTCAGAGCAGATCAAGGCCGTGGTCCACAAGATCGAGGCGGCCGGCATCCACATCGGCGCCAACTACATCTTCGGCCTACCCGGCGAGACGCCAGAGACTATGGAGGCGACCCTTGCGCTGGCCCAAGAACTCAACACCGCGTGGGCGAACTTTTATCCCACGCAAGCGTTCCCCGGTAGCAAGCTCTACGACGACGCGGTCGCCGCCGGCTGGAAGCCACCGCCGTGGGAGGCCTTCAGCATGCACAACGAGCACACCATCCCCTACGTCACCGGCGACTTGTCCCCCGCCGCTGTTCTCCGCGCTCGCGATCAAGCGTTCCAGGCGTACTTCACTAGCCCCCGCTACCTTGATTCGATTGCTCAGCGGTTCGGGCAGGAGGCGCGGAAGCATGTGAAGGGAATGACGTCATATAAGTTGAAGCGGAATTTGTTGGAAGATGTAACGTGAAGACTTAACAAACCACAGCAGAGAGGACTAAAAGATGTCAAAAGTAATGCAACTGAAGGCCGTTAGCGCGGCCCCTGTTACGGAAACGAAAGTCACCATCACGCCGCCAAAGATGGCAACGGCTAGAGTAAAGATCACCGGTACTGCTCCCTATTTGCAGAACCGGTTCAGTTCCGAGAACCGCGACAAGATGCTCGCAACGCAGAAGGAAGGTTCGGCGGCCAAGAAGACCCGCAAAGCAAAGGCGCCGAAGGATTTCGAGAAGGTGTATCGTGGCTCAATGCACATATCTAAGGAAGGGTGGCCCGGTATTCCAGCCACCGCGCTGCGCAATGCTATGATCGACGCTTGCCGCCTGACTGAGATGGACATGGTCCGTGCCAAGATGTGCATCTTCATCGTCGCTCAAGGGCTCGATGCGGAGAACCTAGAACCGCTGATCAAGATCGAAGGCGAGCCGAGGATGCATATCGAGCGGGTCAAGGTTGGCATGGCGTCAACCGATTTGGCAGCGCGAGCGATTTTCGAGAAGTGGTCAGCCAAATTTGAGATCGAGTGGGACGACGATGTCTTCAAGGCCCAGGATATTGTCAATCTTCTGGCCCGCGCCGGCTGGCAGGTTGGTATCGGGGCCGGAAGGCCTTTGAGCAAAATGAGTGGCGGAACAGGAAAGGGAACATTCAAGGTGAGTATGGACTGAGCAGGCGTAGCACAGCTTATCGAAGCGTGGCCCAGCCAAGTGCAGCAAAGCAGGCTAAGCTCAGCCCAGCAGAGCGCCTCACAGCTCAGATGAGCCCAGTGCGGCAAAGCAAAGCAGGCATAGCAAAACCGAGTGTAGCCAAGCAAAGTCAAGCATTGAGAAGCGCGGCAAAGCAGGCGTAGCGTAGCTCAGCACAGATCAGTTCAGCAAAGTGCAGCAAACCAAAGCAGGCGTAGCCAATCCCAGCATAGCTGAACACAGTTCAGCAAAGCAAACCAAAGCGGGCAAACCAAAGGAGTTACAAAATGAGCATCGAGAGTGAATTACTAGAGATAAAGAACGGCAAAGAACTTCTGATTGCTGAAGAAGTTCTTGAGTGGTCCAAGGCGCATCCAGATTCGGACCTGTACAAGCGGCTGGAATGGAATAACAGCAAGGCTGGCCACGAATATCGGCTTTGGCAGGTAAGGCAACTGATCGCCGTTCACATTACTTTCAAGGACGGTGAACGGAAGTTTGTCTCGCTCAGCTTGGACCGGCCAAAGGAAGGCGGCGGCTACCGTGACATCGAGGAAGTCCTTCGGGACAAGTCGCTCAAGGACATTATGATGGCCGATGCCTTGAATGAGCTGCACCGCATCGAAACGAAATACGAGCGCCTCAAGGCCCTTAAGCCAATCTGGTCGGAAGTTGCCAAGATCAGGCGTCAACAGGATAAGAAAAAGGGAGAGGCAAGGATGGAGGCCTAAGCAGGCATAGCACAGCGAAGCCAAATGCAGCGCAGCGGAGCTTAGCAAAGCAGGCAAAACATGATCAAAGTTGCAGACTATATAATCAACACGCTTGCTGCCCACGGCATCAGTCACGCCTTTCTCGTGTACGGATCGGCCAACGGTGATTTGGTAGACGCTTTTACAAGGACAAACCAGATCTCCTACGTTGCTTGTATGGTTGAACAAGCTGCTGGTTTTGCTGCCGAGGGGTTTTCTAAAATAAGGGGCGTACCGGGGCTGGCGATCGCGACTTCCGGTCCCGGCGCTATGAATTTAATAACTCCAGCTGGTAACTGCTTCTACGACAGCGTACCGGCCATCTTCATCACCGGCCAGATCAAGACTCGGTTCCTGCGGCCAGATCCTTCGCTTCGCCAGATTGGCTTTCAAGAGGCCGATGTGATTTCCATGTTCAAGCCGGTGACCAAGTCGGCCACAATGGTCACCGATCCAGCCCGCATTCGCTACGAGCTGGAGCGAGCTTTATTCCTCTGTCAGCACGGCCGCCCCGGCCCGGTGCTGCTCGACCTGCCGATCGACGTCCAGCAGGCCATGATTGATCCTGACACACTTGAAAGCTTTGATATTCGTGATGCCGAGAACCGCGATCTGCTCAATGCCTCCGCGTCGGTAGCCGAGATAGACCGCGACGTGAGTGACTTCGTCATCGACCTCGAACAAAGCGAGCGGCCCGTGCTGCTGGTTGGCGGCGGCGTCCGCTCGGCCGGCGCGGTCGACCTATTCCTCGAAGTGGCCGGGCTGCTGCAGATCCCTTGCTACCCGACTTGGAATGCCCTCGACGTCGTCACCTCCGACCTGCCTTGGTACGGCGGCCGTATCGGCACCTACGGCGGCGCAGGGCGCAACTTCGGCCTGCAAAATTCAGATCTCTTATTGGCCGTGGGCTCAAGAATATCGGGCCGGATAACCGGCGGTGCGCCGGAGACCTGGGCGCGTGCAGCCAAGAAGTACCTCGTCGACATCGACCCGGCGCTGACGCGGCGTGAGCTGCAGCAGGTGCCGTTCGACGTCAGTACCCGCTGCGACGTTCGGCTTTACCTGGCGAGGCTGGCTGCCGCGTTGGAGGGCTACCAGCCACGCCACGCCGATTGGCTGGCGCAATGCCGCGGCTGGCAGAGGCAGTACCCGGCGCGGCCCGCCAAGAAGGTTAGGGCCGGCTGCGACTTCTATACCTTCGTCGAAACGCTATCCGAAAAGTGCAGTCCAGAAACAATTCTGGTTGGCGACTGCGGCGGCAACATTGTGGTGCTGTCCCACGCCTTCGAGACCAAGCGCGGCCAGCGCTTCATTACCAACAATGGCAACAGCCCGATGGGCTTCTCGTTTGCCGGCGCACTGGGAGCCTGGTTCGCCGACCCGACCAAGACTATCATCTGCGTCATCGGCGATGGCGGCTTTAATATGAACCTCCAGGAGATCCAGACGCTGATCAATTACGGCGCGGTGGTCAAGACCATCATCCTCGATAATCGCATCTACGGCATCACCAAGGCGTTCCAGGAGACTAACTTCGAGGGTCGCGCCGAGGCCTGCGGGCCGAAGGGCTATAACCCGCCGGACTTCGAGCGAGTGGCGCAAGCCTATGGGATGGACGTAATCAGAATTGGAGGGCAGCATGACGGCGTGCTGAAGGATATGGGCGCGGCGATCAACGTCCTGCTGGCGCACTCCAAGTCGATGATCTGTATCGTCGAGTGCTACGACTATCACACCTATGAGCCGCGCGTGGTCGGATGGAAAACGCCAATTGAGGATCTTTACCCGTACCTGCCGCGCGCCGAGTTTCGCAAGAACATGACCATCGAGCCGGTCGAAGGTTGGCTGAAGCCGACTATGCCGAATGTGGTGACGTAGGAGCGATTATGACCAGCTACCTAAAAAATCTTCTGATCATCGCGGTGACAGTCCTGATCGCCTTAACTGGCATGTTCCTGACGGCAGGTCCCGTGGTTCCCGTGACGGCACAAGTCTCTGCAATGTCGCAAGGCGAAAGATTTTTGATATCGCAGAAGTTTGAGAGAGAACTTCAAACGTGCCTACTAACTCAAGGCCGAAGCGGCTCTTATTCCTCGCATGACGAGGATCTCGAATCCACTTTCATGTTGTTTGCCAGCGCCTGCCGGCCAGCGTGGAAGGTGTGGTGCTGGGACCACCCGGAGTGGCCCGAGACCGGACGGGATAGCTGCATGATACGCGCAGCGTTCATGGCCCAGGATGCGCTTAGGCAAGTAGGGAAGTGAGATGACGGTTTATAAATATCCCACAGGCTTCACCGCATGGGCAACGGAAGAACAAGAAGCCATCCAGCGTGTCGTTGCAAGTGGCTGGTTCACCTACGGCCCCGAGACCGAAGCGCTGGAATCGGAACTTGCCACCTTTCACGGCCGCAACTTCTGCGTGGCCACAAATTCAGGATCGAGCGCCAACTTGATCGCCGTTGCTGCGCTATTTCATATCCAGAACAATCCTCTGAAGCGTGGTGACCTTGCCGTCGTTCCATCTATCGCTTGGGCCACCACTTGGTCGCCGCTGATTCTCTACGGTCTCAACTTGATTGTCGCCGACATAGACGAGACGTGGAACGCTCTGCCGTACAACTACCAGCAAGCAAGGCTAGTTGTTAGCTGCCCCATTCTCGGCAATCCATCTCATATCGATGAATGGCTTCTCGACGCGAGAAGAAATGGCAGTTACTGCATCGAGGACGCTTGTGAGTCGATCGGAGCCGTTACCGAAAGCGGTCACAAGATCGGAACGTTGGCCGACATTAGTACGTTGTCGATGTTCATGTCGCATCAAATTTCTGGAATAGAAGGCGGTGCTATTCTTACCGACGACGTGGAAATTAATCGCTTGTGCAAGATGATTCGCAGCCACGGCTGGACCCGTGACGTGCAGAAAGCCACTAAGTTCGAGGACGAATACTGCTTCGCAATTAGTTCCGCCTTCAACGTGCGACCGCTGGAGATAAACTCCGCAGTGCAGCGCGAGCAGCTCAAGAAGTTGCCACTGTACCGAACGGCGCGTCGCCAGAATTGGAATACGTTTGTGGAGGTTACCAAGGGCCTGCCGATAACTATGCAAGTCATGGAAGGAACGGCGAATCCATTCGGCATGTCGTTCTCTTTGAATGACCCTGCGCAACGCTCGCCGCTTGTAGCCGCACTTCGTGCCAACGGAGTTGATTGCCGCTTGCCAACCGGAGGCAGTTTTACCAAACACCCAATCGGCAAGCCCTGGGCCGACCAGTTAACGCCCAACGCCGATCGCATCCACCGCGCCGGCTTGTTCATTGGAAATGCGCCCTACCCCATCCCTGAGCTAATCGAACTGGCGGTAGGCGTCATGAAGGAGGTACTGGAATGAAAAACGCAGAGCGACTTATCTACTTCGTCAACCACTGCGTGGTGATCGTTGTCATGCTTGCGGTGGCTACCCTGGTCTTCGGCTTTCACATTGGCCACGTCGGATGGTGGTTCCGATGAGCCCATTTCACATTCACAAGTACGAGACGATGCTAGAGATGGACGACTTCCATCTGACGTGCCGCTGCGGCGACGAGTGCTCGTCCATAGCAGCCGCTCTTGGTATGACCGAGAGGTCCAAGGAGATGGTGGCCAACCGCATCGCCTGGCTGGCATTGGCGATGACTGCCATCGGGCTGGTATGGGTGGTGGCATGAATATATTAGTGACCGGCGGCGCCGGCTATATTGGCAGCATCCTCGTCGAGCAGTTGCTGGCCAAAGGCCGCCGCGTCACTGTGCTAGACAACTTTATGTACGGTCAGTGCTCGCTGGCGCACCTGTGCCACAATATCAAACTGGAGATTGTGCGGGGGGATGCGAGGAGCGAGGCAACACTGATGCCGTTACTCCTCCATGCTGATGCCGTATTGCCGTTGGCTGCCATCGTAGGTGCTCCGGCCTGTGACGCTGACTATGCGGCGGCTTATTCGACAAATTACGTCGCCGTCAGAACGTTGTGCCATTTGATGGGAGACTCTCAACTCCTCGTTATTCCAGTAACGAACAGTGGGTACGGTATAGGCACTGACGGCGAATGCACCGAGGAGTCTCCGTTGAAGCCAGTATCTCTTTACGGCAAGTTGAAGGTCCAAGCCGAAGAAACAGCCATGTCCCGCCAGAACTCCATCAGCTTGCGGTTGGCCACCGTATTCGGCATGAGCCCGCGGATGAGGCTGGATCTCCTTGTTAATGACTTCGTCTACCGCGCCGTGCGCGACCGCTTTATCGTGCTGTTTGAGGAGCATTTCCGGCGCAACTACGTCCACGTCCGCGACGTGGCGGACGCCTTCACGCACGCATTGAATAAGTTCGACGTCATGAGGGGCCAGGTCTACAACGTCGGCCTCAGCTCGGCCAACATCAGCAAGCGCGAGCTAGTGGTCAAGATAAAGCAGCATGTGCCGGAGCTGTTCTTCGTCGGCGCCGACGTGGGGGAAGACCCGGACAAGCGCGACTACGTGGTCAGCAACGCCAAGATCGAGGCCACCGGCTGGCGGGCGACGCGGTCGCTGGATCAGGGGATTGAGGAGCTGGTCAAAGGGTATCAGATGCTACGAGATGAAAAATACAGGAACGCATAGGAGAACTAAGATGGCATTTCACGTTGGGCAGAAGGTAGTGTGCGTGGATGATAGCGACATGGGTTGGAATGAACTGCTTGGCTATGCAGTGCCTATGGCCGGACAAACGTACACTGTACGCGATATCGGCCCGTCCCTTGGCGATCCTTCCATAATTTCAATTCGTCTTGAGGAGGTTAAAAATCACGAGGGATGGACCAATAATCATACAGCCTTCGGGGAACCGCATTGGCGGGCTTCACGCTTCCGCCCCATCGTCGAAAAGAAAACAGAGACCGGAATGGCAGTCCTGCGCGAAATCCTAGACCGCGAGAGCGTCAATGATGCAATTCCTGTCGTTATTGAAATAGTAGTTAAATGATCATCTCCAAGACCCCATTCCGCGTCAGCCTGTTCGGCGGCGGCACCGATTACCCGGCCCACTTCAAGGAGCATGGTGGCGCGGTGCTGGGCTTTGCCATCGACAAATACTGCTGGATCACCGTGCGCAGGCTACCACCGTTCTTCGAGCACCGCAGCCGCGTGGCCTACACCAAAATCGAGCTGGTTAAAGATAATCACGACATTGTTCACCCATCAGTCAAGGCTGTTCTCCAAACTCTCGACGCCAGGCAAGGCCTCGAGATCCACCACGACGCCGACATCCCAGCGAAGTCCGGCATGGGCTCTTCGTCCGCCTTTACCGTCGGCCTTATCAACGCCATGACGGCGCTCAACGGCTCGATGATCACCAAGCGTGTACTGGCCGACAACGCCATCCACGTCGAACAGGAAGTTATCAAGGAGAACGTCGGCTGCCAGGACCAGATCTGGGCGGCCTACGGCGGCCTCAACAAGATTGAGTTCTACCCCGATCGCGCCTACTCGGTGCAACCCGTCATCCTGAAGGAAGAGCGGCGCAAGGAGTTTGAGGCGTCGCTGGCGCTATACTTCACCGGCTTTAGCCGCATCGCCAGTGAGGTGGCGGGTGCCCAGATAGCGCGTGCCAAGGTTAATGCCGGCCGCTTGCTGGTTATGCAGAAGATGGTAGACGACGGTCTTGGGCTACTGGCATCCGACGCACCGCTGAGCTACTTAGGAGAGATGCTGCACCACTCGTGGATGTTCAAGCGCGAATTGGCGCCCAACATATCTGATGCAAAGATAGACGAGATCTACCAGACCGGTCTGGCCGCGGGGGCCTGGGGCGGCAAGCTGCTGGGGGCCGGAGCTGGCGGCTTCATGCTGTTCATGGTGGGGCCAGGCGAGCGGGCTAAATTACGCGAGGCTATGCGTGGCTTGATTGAAGTTGGCGTACGTATCAACGATGACGGATCGAAGATTGTGCTTTATCAGCCGAATGGGTTGTAGACAGCGCTAAAATGAGCTATGATATCTACGGAGCTGGGTAGTTCGGTGAACTACTGTATCGGGACATTAGGGAGGCTGACAAATTAGTGCCGCGCTTTACCAGATATTAGATGCCGCCTCTAAAGAGGCGCACGCTCTTGAGCGCGACAACGCGCGGCTGCGGGCGGTGCTAACAGATATTGCCAATGAATGTGACCCAGATGATGCGCCTTGGGCGAACGCGGAGGATGGCCGAATTTATGTGGGTAAAATTGCCCGTGAAGCTTTGAAGGAATGACTCATACTAATACGGAACTATGGAGGTTGACTTGGACGTACTAAGAAACACCGACGCACAGGATTTGGCGGATTATAAACAGGCTGCCGAAGTCTTGCGAGACGAGGTTAAACGCCTGCGTGTCGATGTGTGGATTCTGCTCGAACAGATCGACCAAATGCTTGAACTTGGCGGCGACGATCTTGAGGCAGACGACCGCGCCGTGCGCGAGCAAATTAAAGCGGACTACGCGCCGTAGTCAAACCACTGTGACGACAGAACATGGAAGCTGACTTTATCCCGCGCCTCGGGGATTTTCAGGGGCGGAGAACTGGAAATGAATACGCACCCTAATCGTACCAAGCGGACCGGCGAGCGGGCCGTCATGGTGACAACTTCGCATCGCGGGGTTTTCTTTGGCTACGCCAAAAAGACCAATGGCGCGACCATTAAACTTCGCCGCGCTCGCAACTGCATTTATTGGCCGGCAGCCAATAAGGGCTTCCTCGGCCTCGCCTCGATGGGTCCGGTTGACGGGGCCAAGATCGGCCCAGCAGCGGACATTGAACTTCGGGATATTACTTGCGTGGCGGAATGCTCTGAGGAAGCAACGAAAGCATGGGAGATTGCCCCGTGGTCGCGATAGTCCAAGGGAAGGTGCCTACAGAGTTTTACGGGTCCGGGTCCGGGTCCGGGTACGGGTCCGGGTACGGGTACGGGTCCGGGTACGGGGACGGGTCCGGGGACGGGGACGGGTCCGGGTACGGGGACGGGTCCGGGTACGGGGACGGGTCCGGGGACGGGGACG